ATCTTCGTCTTCATCATCCATATCTTCGTCTTCATCATCCATATCTTCGTCTTCATCATCCATATCTTCGTCTTCATCATCCATATCTTCGTCTTCATCATCCATATCTTCGTCTTCATCATCACAATTTCCGCAAGAACAATCTGTGCAAGAAAAAGAATCTTCTTCTTCAAGATCTTCTTCATCTTCTTCTCTTAGATTATCCATTTCAGTAAGAGAATGATAAACAGAATCAATTCCGGAAGTAGTAGGATCTAATTCTTGAATAATTGTATATTTACAAACTCTAACTTTTGTAGAGTCATATTCAGGAACAGAAACAACGTCAGCAGGATCGACTTTTACCAGCAAGATAACACCTGATCCAGAATGAAAATTCTGGACATAAGAAATTGCTCCAACGTGCAATCCATATGAACAATCCTTTGAAAAGTCATCATCAACCATATTTCTTGGAACTTCTACAGAACTTCCAACTTTGTTAAGAATTGTTCCAGTGTGGAAATCATAATAATCGCTTCTTACTCGCTTATAGCCAAGAAAACAACCATCATCAGTGATTGGAAGACACTTGTTTTCCAAGAACTTATACAGTTGATTAACTGAATGAAAACTTGGATTCTTCATGATGTTTTTAAGAAAATTAACCATTGGTTGGTATGGAAGACCATCCTTAATAAAGGAAATAATTCTTTCAGTAATAGTGTTATTAATTACCAAATCATTGAAGTAAACAGTATCTCCAATAATTTTGACAACATCACTAGGATCAGTAGAAAGATTTTGTACAACATTATGTACTTCTGTCTTTAGATCGGCATATCTGCAAAAATCATCTTCATTTCCACTCTTTAGTGCTTCTATGACCTTGTCATAAAAGGCATGATCGCTTGAAACAACAAAACTTCTACCTTTGCAAAAAGCAGAAATTTGACCAGTGCTGGTTTTTGTAAATGCAATACTCATAAATTATCTCCAATTAAACAGTTAAAAAAATAAAAACATCGAACGACGCAACATTGTACAATCAAACTTGAAAGATTTACTTTCTAATTAACGACTTTAAATAATATTTTATTCCACTTTGAACCTCTTTTATACCTTCCTCCACTAAATCATCTGGAGTGTCAAAAATTTTATCTGGTCCGGCAGACTTTACTTGTAATCTTTCTTCAGACTTAAAATCTACTTTAAAAGTAGTTCCCCAAGAATCTTCCGATTTTATTACAACATCTTTTCTAAAAGATCCATCAACTAAATCTGTAGTCAAAGTTGAAACAAGTTTAATCAAATTAATTTTTGTTACTTGTATTTCTTGTTTTAACTTTTCTTCTTCGGCAATCTTGATTTTTTCTTTTTCAAGAGCGATATTTCTATTATGAATATAAATAGAAATATCATTTTTAAATGATATAAAAACAGGAATTGTAATAGAAATTAATAAAACCAAAACAGGAAGAATAATTTTTTTATTGATTTTCATCATCTGACTCTCCAATGAAAGCAAATTCATTATCACTAGGTGCTAATGCTACCATGAGTCTATGCGACTCTGAATCGGAATGTTGAAATTCTTCTAAAGTTGCAACATTCTTATATGAATTTTTATTTATTCTAACAAATATAGGGGAACTTTCACCTTCATTCAAATGAGATGAATGTAATATGAATTCATCATCATTTAAAAGTTCAGAAAAAGGAAAGTAAAAAATTCCAGGATTCATACTGTATTCCATATAACACCTTTCTTAAACACAATTTGTGTCAATTACAAAATGTGTAAAATTTTCTTGATTGTTTTTTTGAAAATTCAAATCTTTAGAGCCAACTTCTTCTACTTCTATATTACAATTTACATTAAATATAGGTAAAACCCATTCATCTTTATGAATGTCCCTAATTGTAAGTGACTTCATGTTAATAGCAACTATATGATTTTCTCTATATTTCAGAGAGCAATAGACCGAATCTGTTTTAATCATTAGTTTGTAGTAATAACCTTGATACTTAAAATAATAATAACCATTCTTACGCAAATCTTTAAGTTTTATTTCGTTATTATTACGTGTTTTTATCATTATTCTTTGCATGATTGTTCTTTTAAATTTTCTAAATAAATTTGTTCAAATCCTAATTTGTTTTTAATTTTTTCAAGCCAAAAATTGGTTTTTACCTTAATCATCCATATATTGTTATGATTAGAGTTTTTACCATTAACGCCTTTAATTACAACGCCTTCATTTTCACCAAATATTCCATTTTTAATATCTTGAATTAAATTAGTTGTTAGCTTGCCCTGATAATACACTTTTGGAATTGAAAAAGAACCAAATAATTCAATGAATCTGTAAGGATCAACAAATCCTTTTTTAAATATGTCAACATCAAATAAACATAATTTCATTTGATCATTAAAATTGTGATGACCAGCAAAACTGTTTTCTCCATAAAATTCACAAAAAACAGTTGCTTTCTCAAGTTTAGGAAATTGTTGTTTTAACAACTCTGTAAATTTTGTTCCAAAATTATTTTGAAAAATATTGATTGATTGACCATATTCTTTATCTGATAAATCAAACAATCTGTTTCTTGTTCCAAATTTCGACCAACCAGTTTTTTTAGACCATTCAAATCTTAAATTTGAACCATCATTTTTTTCAAAAACTATACAATCTTTACCTAAAAATTGATCAATTTCTGATATTCCATCAATAGACGGATAGCTTTTCATTCTAATCACCAAATTCTTTTTTTAACTTTTCATATTGTTTTCTTTTATTTTCAACAGAAATTTTCTTCTTTTCTTCTTTTCGTTTCTGCCTTTGTAATTTTTTCATTTCGTAAAAAGAAAGTCTTTCTTGATATTCTTCATCAGTTTCTTCTCTAAAATGAGATATTCTATAACATGCTTCACTTGCATAACAAGAAGGTCTATATGTAAGGACTATTTCTTTTGGATCAATTTCTGGATTATCCTTTTTTACTTTTTCAAAATATTCAAAAAGTAAATAAAGATTTATTTTTGGATAATCATTAAAAATTGATTCATAAACAGGATTTAATTTTTTTCCATTATTATCTTCATAATATGAAATTTCATCAATTTGATCTAAATCATTATAATCTTTATTATAATCATACGATTCTATCTGAATATGTCCATTTTGATATAAAAGAAAAACTTTTCTTTCAAAATTAGACAATATTACTTCTTTAATAAGTTTGCTGTTTTTATTTTTCATTCATCATCATCTTCAAAAGGATTATATTCAGGTAAGATGTTCAAAAAATCTGGAATTTCATCTTTAAATCCACGTAAATCACGTGGACCGACTTCTTCAATATATTCCATTAATGTAGCTAGAATATATCTTATTCTTGTTGCGTTGAAATATTCAATAGTTACAGGATCGTGTTTCATTGATTTTTAAAATCCTCTTTTTCTTAATTCTTCCAAACCAGTTTCCGTAATTGTGTAACCTTTACTGGTTACTGTTATAAGTGGATTTCTGTCTAAAGTAAACTGCAACATTGGAGGAAGTATAAATTTTTCTAATTCTTCTTCTTTGCAATTTAATGTAATTGCTAATCTGTTTTTTGGAACAGGTGCATCTTTTAAAAACTTCAATATTTTTAAACGTTGAAAGGACATTCCATGTTCATCAATATTGTTATCTTTTGCAACAGTTAATGCGATATTTTCCCAACTATCTGGTCTAATTGCATGTTCTAAACACATTTCTTTAGCAAATGCTATAGCTTCTCTAGGAACACCACCAGAATATTTTGCTACTAAATCGCAAACCTTATTAGTCCAATCTGGATAATTAATACTTATTATTTTTGAAATTTCATTAAGTGTATATGGCTCAAGATTAATTTTTGTAAATCTAGTATCAAATGCATCAAACAGTTGACCTCTATCAGTAGTTGCAACAACCCAGCAAACATTTGTACAATTTAAATGAATCCCATTTTCATCAACTAATATTCCATCTTTTTTTTCTGTAGCTTTCAATAAACCTTGAACAATTGCATTTTTTAATGCGTGAACCTCATCAATAAATACAATAATCGGAGGACAAAATCTCTTTCCATCACCCAAATTAACTAAACTTAAAGTGTATTCCCACTCATTACCACTTGAATCCTGCCAAACTCCACTGACATTATTTAACACATCTGAAATACATTGAATAACATCACTTATTTTATTAATTCTTTTTGGACTAATTTCAACAAAAGGTATACCAATTAATTTGGCATACATTTTTGCCATAGTAGTTTTACCAACAGAAGCCGGACCCAGTAAAGCAAAATTTTGGTCATTGCAACATCTGTTATATCTTCCAAATGCTGTATAAGCGGCTCTTAATAAACGCCTTACACCATTTTCATTTCCAACAAAATTGTTAAATGGATTATCTGGATTATTTTGACTAATAAGTTCTAATTTTTCTTGATCTGATGGACCCTCTTCATCTTTATTAAACCAAATTAGTTCTTTTTGATGAATATAAAAACCTGTCATTTAAAATTCCTTTGCAACAATAGTAAATCAAACATTGTACAATCAAACTTGACTCGTATATTATACGAGTCAAGTTTTTAGATTATGCCGCTTCACTATATTCGCGAGAAAAGAATTTCGTTTTAATCTTTTCAATAACACGATCTAAGGCAATTTTAGGAGCACGTCTAGAATAAGCAGATCCAGTTTCTGGATTAATATTTTTACTTGCAACTTCAGATGCCCAACCATGTTGTCCAGTTAAAAAAGCATTAAATACTTGATAATCCCAATCAGACATTTCTGATTTAACAAAATCAGAAATTTTTGGTATATCAATTTCTGAAATTATATTAATTGATTTATCTGGTACAGAATCAATAAAACTACTTACTTCTTTATCTTCAAATTGAGAAATAGGAGTAACCAAACAATTTGTCGCCTTTAATGATTTGATTTGTTTTTCATCCAAATTCATAATTTTGACAATTTCATCAAATGACAAGTTTGAATTCTTTTTCTTTATTTTTGAATATTCAATTCGTAATAATTTAGAAGATTTTGTTATTGGAGATAACGCTTTGTTTGCATTATTGATGTTATGAAACTTATTCATAATTGATTTTTGAACAAAAGTTGTAAATTTAATGCTCAAATCAGTATAAGAATAAACTGCTCTACGTGCAGTCATGTAAGCTTCATTATAATAATCTTCAAACGTTAATTGAGTTCCACAAGGATTCATTGAAGCCTTATTGGACAACTTGCAAATTAAACCACCAATACTAGATAACACTAAATGTTCAATTTCTGAAACATTTTTGATGATTTTTAAATCGCAAGATGGAATAATTACTCCATTAACATTAAGATCAACATCACTTGGTGCTGAAATTATGGTGGAAATAAATTTTTCCATAGAAAACTTAGTATTTTCTTTGATTCTATCAAGGTAACTTTTTGATAAACGATTAGAATTAGACATTATAATACAAAGTTCATTTTTTTGATTTTCATCTAAATCTAAATGTTCAATAAGTTCAATATAAGTTGAATTTTTATTCATTTTTATTTTTCCTCAATCTAAATAGTAATATACGGAATGAACAGCAGATCATTGTACAATCAAACTTGAATAACATTTTTAAACAAAAAAAAGGATAAACATGTCTTTAAGAGTTAGTCATATTAAAAGTATAAATAAAAATGTTCCAGTTGTAATAATAGCACCATTTGGCAATAAACACCTAAATACTGATTTTATCTCTGAAACAATTATCGATACATTATCATGTACTGGAATCGTAAATCATGGTTGGGAAAAATCACTTCATTTTGATTACTTCAAAGATAAAGCTGATTGTTTTAATTTAGATCACATTAAATGTGAAGTTATTAAAGATGAATTTTATGATCCAATAATAAATTCTTATAATAATTATTTAAATTTAGGTCATATTCCCATGATATTCATCATAAGTGGTATAGTAAATAAATTTATCACTGATCGAAATATGGATTTATTAATTTCAAATGGATATGATAAATCTATCACATGTGCAGATTTTTATAAATATTTATTTTTAACAAAATGCCAAACACTTAAATTGAATGCTTTTAAAACTTCAAGTGTAAGTATATTTAACGACGCATCAAATAACTGTTTAACACAAATATTAAATGATATTGACAACAAATATTTTGATTCAGAAAAAAATTGTATGCACATTAGAATTTCTGAATCTATTCGTAATGACAAAACAATTGCAAAACAAACAGCTTTTCAATTGTCAAATTGTATTTCATATGTTGTTAAAGCAAGAAATGATCCTTTTGGAACTTATAGTATAGAAACAAATCGATTTAACACCATATAATAAAAAAAGCCATCTTTAAAGATGGCTTTTTTACAATTTATAGATTTTATAATTTATCTAAGAAATTTTTGTAAAAACAACCTATCTTCTTCATCAAGCTTAATAGCTTTTGGCATCTTACTAATTGTCCAATCTGGATTTAGATATACCAATTCACTTTTAGGATAATTATTCTGCATTACAGAAACATTGTTATTATTGATTGTTGATAGTAAAATTAGTTTATCAGTATTCCATTTTGTTCTTTCCCATATTTTTTTAGCGGCGGCATCAATTGCCTCATATTTTCTTTGCAATTCATCTTGCGGTTCTAATTGCTTATTATACCAAGGTGGTACATTAGAATAATCCTGAAGATTTTGGTTAGGAATATTCATAGGCGAACTATCAGCAAACATATTTTGTTGCTTATTTTGCCACACAAAATAGGTTATAGCAGCTAATGCCAAAATTATCATTATAATTGTGGTGTTTTCATTTTTTGTAATATTTTCCATAAAATTATGCCTTTCGGAAGTTTTCTCTTCACTTTTGATTCCAATTGCTTGAGTTACAGGAGTTGTTTTTTCAACCAATGTATCTTTAATATTTTGTTCTAAATCATTAAGCCAATCTTTATCCATAATAAGTTCCTCTTTAATCAATAATAATTTAAAGTAGTTTGAATCAATAAAAATACTTTAAATTATTTTATTTTTTTTGAAAAATTAATTGCTTTTTCTAAAGAAGATCCAATTAATATAAACAAATCATTTGGATGAAATCCAGGAACAAACTCTTTCCCTTCAGAAATGTGATATAATTCAGCATTTATATGACAATCAGTACATAAAGATATTCCATTTTCTTTAATGTATCCTCCATTTGGAATATCATTTCGATTTTGAATATGATGACAATCAAGATCAATTAAATTTTGAGATTTTGAATGAAATTTCAAATGTAATTCACCACCCTGTCTATCTTTTCCTTTTTTGCCACAAACTTTGCAGCAAAATTTATCTCTAGTTAAACAAGCATCTCTAAATTCTTTTCTTATTTTCTTTTTGTCAGACATTTTAATATTCAATCAAGATATTCATTAAATTCTTTAATAGCCATTTCGTTTGCTGCCAATACGATTTTTTCAATATCACATTGATAAAAACCAGAACTACTAAAAGAATTAATTTCTAATAATTTATATTTACCTTCATGTTTTGCAATATCAATTGTAAAACATGATTCAGGTTGCCAAGTATTAGCAACTTCTTGTGCAAACTGTTCTGCTTCTTTAGGAAAAGAAGCAATTTCATTTTTTTCTTTATTTATCTTATAGGTGCATCCAGTAACAATTTTTTTGTCAATACAAATAAATCGATATTCCTCTTCGATATTTTTTGGACTAGATATAACAACGATATTAGATGCATCCACATCATAAAATCCAAGAAAATCTACTTCTTTTTCATAATTATTGTAATTTACAACATCACCAGTGAAAGTTTTAAAACCACTATCTGGTCTCACAAAGATAAAATCATTATCTCCAAATAACTTAAACAAATAATCTTTTTTACGTTTTAATTCCCCATAAGGGAGCATTATATAATCATCATTAAGTAAATAATTACCATAATAATTATAATAACAAGAACATTTAAGCTTATTTAAATTACCCCATACACCTGGTATCCACTTAGCTTTATTTTTTATTTTAGATGCAAAATTTAAACTTCCATAAAAAACAACAAGTTTATCAGGACTAAAAACTTCATCAGGATTAAAATCCATAAATGGAAAATATTCCATTAATTTATAATTAATGGAATATTTTGAAAATACTGATTTAAATCTATCTACATTTTCATCAAAAATATATTTTTCAATTAACCATACAGGATTAAGATTCATTTTTGTCACATTGTCTTTCTTTTTCGTTTAATTTAATTAATTTAAAATAATAAACTAAAAAAATTATTGATGAAACCATATAAAAAATAATATGTTTTGGAATTGCAGATCCAATCATGAATCCACACATTAAAAATAGTATAGAACAATATTTTAATCTTAACATATAATTATAATTCATTGTTAATTTTCTTTCCATTGTACAATCAAACTTTGAAAAAGTCATCAGGATGATAATATTGAAAACCAATTCTTTTAGCAAAAGTTTTATCAGTAGTAGCATCGCCAACAAATATACATTCTTTTGGATTTAACATATATTTAGTAATTAATTTAACACCATTGCCACTTTGTGGTTTTCTACAAAAACAAACTGGAGGGGTAGATTGATGTGGACAAAATTGATAATCTATTTCTAAATCAAGCAATTTATTTGTATGTTGAAAACAAGCATGTGCATCTTCTAATGTAAAAATATTTTTATGCACACCAGACTGATTTGATACACCTAAAATTAAATATCCATTATTTTTATATTCAAGAATTTTGTCTCTTCTATTTGGAAGAATTTCTATTTCACTTGTTTTTATTGGATATTGTTTTTCACCCTTGGAAATTCTTAATGTATCATCATAATCTAATATTAGAGCTTTATTTTTAAATTTAGAATCATATTCTCTAACAAAAGGAATAATTTCTATTTCGGAAAAACCTTCTGACTCTGTTGGAGGTTCAAATTCTTTTTTGTATTTAAATAATACCACGGGTGGATATACATTTGGATCTTTTTTTGCTTCTGAATGACTTTTTATATCTTCAGGATGCATAAAAATTTGTTTATATTTTTTATGCATCCTGAATAGTAAATTAATTTGACAGTCTTCAATTGAAGTTGAAACCCAAACACATTTTATTGGAACATTATATTTTAAACATAAATCTATAAATTCTTTTCTGGATTGTTTTGTAGTAAATAAATTGTCTAATACAACTTTAGACCCAGCAGCTAATGCTCCATTTAGTTTAGGAAGTAAATCAGATACTTTCCCACCAACTTTATCCCTATTTAAATACACATAATCTCTTTTAATATAAAGATTAGAATATGTACTTTTTCCAGAAGCTGGTGCTCCTAATATCATTACTACTTCGTTCATTGATTATTTTCTTTCTTATTTTCTAATAACAAACCATCTTCTGTTGCAGGAATCAAAAGTGGATAAACAACTTCACTTGGTTTATCTAAAATTAGAGAATCAAATTGACTTCCAATTGAATTATTAACAGAAGATTCAACCATTTTAGAATATAAAATGGCACTAGAATTTGCGTCATCAGAAATATCTTTTAAAGCTGATGCTTCGGCTGTATAACTCTTAATTGTACTTTCAAGTTCCTTTAGATCTTCATCATAAGATGATGATGTAATTCCAGATTCCATTTCATAAATTCTACGTTCTTCAATTGCATTTTGCAATTCATTTTTCAAACTAGTTTTCTTTGTTTTCAAATCTTCTATTTCTTGTCTTTTGCTTATAGAGCCAGCTTTATATTTAGCTCTTCTTTCAGAATAATCTTTAACAAGAATTTTTACTTTTGACAAACTTTCTTCTTTTTCTTTTAAAGAATTTTCAACCTTAATGTAATTTTCTTTATACTTAATATATTCATTATTTTGAGTTGGATCTTGACTTTTTGCAAGTAATTCATTGGCTACTTTTTTAGCTTCATTTAAAGAATATTCTTTCAATGTTAACAATTTGTCAATTTCTATCTGCAAATTTTTACAATCTTGTTCTTTTTCTGTAAGAATTTTAATATTCTCACCAGCAAGCTCTACATATTCTTTAAGTTCTTTTTCTTTCTTTTCAATAATAGAATTGATTTTTTCTTCAATCACATGTTTGTTTCTCAACATCTTTTTATTCTTATTGGTTATAAGACCAGAAAGACCAGATAACAATGTGGAAAAAAACTTTACAATACTCTTAAATAATCTAATCATAACACACAAACCTTTCTAATTAACTTTTTAATTTTCTAGCAATTTCATCAAATTTAACTACATTTAAAGATAAATCAATTGGGTATATTTTTTCTTCTGATTTTACTTCAGCATCAACTTCATTTTGAAACTTGTTCAATTCAAGTTCTGTTCTTTTATGTATTTCGTACGAATTTGTAAATTGAGAAATGGAGTTTTCCACTTCTTTTAAGTTTTCTTTATTGCATGCATACAGTTGTGACTTTACACATTCACTCAATCTTTTTGTTAAATTTTCTATTAAAGCTAAATTTTCTTCTCGTTTTTTAATAAAATCTTTTTTGATTTCCTTAGAGAATTTTTCTTCAACAACTTGATGTGAAGTCTTTAAATCTTTTTCTTTTATTTTATTTTTTTTGATAATCTTTTCCAAATCTGTAAATTCATCAATTAAAGATAGTATTTCATCAAAGGCATTAAAAAAGTCAGTATATATTTTTTTGGTTATAGATTTATTGGTATACTCAAAATCAATTAATTCTTTAATAACCAAAAGTTCGTTAAGAGAATCATCTGGTTGATTTTTTTTATCTAACTTTAACTCTTCCTGAAGTCTTTCTATTTTTTTGTTAAAAGCAGAAAGTCTTCTAAATGGTTCATTTGACGCATCAGACACATTAGACTGTTTTTCATCAACTTTCTTATTATCATCAAGTTTTGGTTCTGAAGATACCCAAAGCTCGCATTCTTGAAAGAAATAGATGATAGCAATAACGCAAGTTACACAAATCAAAATTATACTAATAAAATTTATGATCATAGTTTAGTTCCAAATGTTAAATGAAATGGAATTTCTGGTTCTTTAGGCAGACCTAATTCAATTCTTAGTTGATAAAAAAAATCACACTCTACGTCCAACCAATAATATTGGTCGTTCCATCTGGGAATTGTGTTATATTCAAATTCTATAATTCTATCATTGTACACACGCCAAACTTCTTCGTTAACTGGTTTTTCATTTCTCACAATTGTAATGTGTTCTTTCCATGATGGAACTTTTAGTTTTTCAGTTTTGAAAGTAGATAATTCATACAAATTTCTGTAATATTTACCTATATCTACTTGACAATCTAAAACAACCCACCATTTATCATCAATCTTATGAGTTTTAGGTGAATATTTTATTTTTCCTGTTGATTTAAATTGCATTGTTCCAGATCCAACCTTAAAGTTTCTATATTAGAAATTAACTCTTTTTTACTCATTTGAACAACATTGGTGTTCCAAAATTTTCTTAAAATACACACTTGATCATAAGTGATGAATTTATTGTCTTTTAAAAAATTACATACAGAACACATTGTAACATAGTTTTTAAGATTGTTTTTTCCACCTTTTGATTTTGGAATAATGTGATCTTTTGTCATTAAGACCTCATTTCCATTTTCTTCTGCATATAAATTAAAATGAGGATAAATACTATTTTTTTCACTTGTTTCAAGACAAAATTTAACACCAGTTAGACCACAAGAATTACAAAATAATTGCTTTTTAAACAAATGATATCTTTGCGAATTCATTCTTACATATAAAGTGTTATCATTTAATGATATGGGAATTCTTACATTAGTATATTCTATTTTATCTAAAACAAAGTTAATTGGAAATTCACCATATCTAAACATTAAAAACTCCAAAATAATATTATATCCATGAAAGGTATTTTTTTCTTTCTTTCTCTAAGAAATCTCCTGCTAATTTATGATTAGTTTTTTTAATTTCAAAATATTCTTTTTTTATATCTTTAATATTCAAATAAGGAATTCTATAATGCGATTTAACAAAATTGCACTGCGAGCACATTAGCCACAAATTATATAAATCATCACTGCCTCCACAGACTTTTGGTATTCTGTGATCTAAAGTAAATGAAATAGTTAAATTATTTTCAAAATTTACTGGAACTAAATTTAAGCAAGCAGTATCTTCCAAATATTTACCTATCAAAAATTTATTAATTTCTAATCCACAAGATATGCATTTTTGATCTTCTTTAATCTTTAAAGCCATTTTTCTTTTAAATTTAACTTTAACTTGTACATTGTCAATTAAAAAAGTTATTTTACTTATATCTTGCAATCTGTTCAAAACATATTTAACATCATCGGTTTCTGCGACTATTGTTTTACCTTCAAAAGAATAATTTGCTTTTTGAAACATAAAAACTCCACAAAAAAGTTATTCATACATTGTACAATCAAACTTATACAAATTTGATATCTCCAGATATAAAATTTTTATAATCATCAATAAATTGTTGTGGTATAGTTCCATAATGAATTTTAACATTGTTCTCATCAAGTAATTGAACAATTGATAAAATTTTATTAGTTCCTGAATATCTGATTGGGGACATAACCCTCATGCTCCAATCAAATCTTTTAATTATTTTAGATAATTGATCATGGAGTTTCCTGTACATCAATTCTACCTCTTGAATGTTTGAAGGTAAATCTGGTATCTTCTCATTTTGATCAAACAATCTTGACCAATCATAATTTAAATTATCATTTTTACTAAGAATAATAGTTCTTTTAATAATTGTAAAAAACAATTCTTTTAATACCAAATCAATTCTTTTTAAATAATTGTCATTTAATGATGTCACATCATTAGATTTTAACAATTTTGATTTCCAAGAATTATATGATTGTAAATAAAATTCCTTTAAATCGTTATTATTTTTGTTCAAATAATATTTATATAAAACTAAATTTTGATATAAATTATGATCATAAATTGCTGGAATTAAAACATAATCTTCATCTGAAATTGCTGTTTTTTGATTTATAGAACAAATAACAATTATCGGCTCACTTTTATTTTCTTTTGCAGATTTTGTTGATGCAAATTTTGCAAAACGTAATTGAGTTGCAAGATAAACACCACCGTAAGAAGTTAGATCGTTATTTGTTAGTGACAATTCTCTGTCTTGGTTCCAATTAGTTTTATTAATATTTGGAATTAAACCTTGAGATAAAATAGAAGGTAAAAACTTTAGACAAGTTCCGTGATATAAAACTTGTCTAAAGTTTGAATTCTCAAACAAATACCAATCTTTAAAATTCATATCATATTTATGATTTTAAATAATATTTTATTATTTGTTTTCCTCTCTGATCAATTTTCTTCCATTTACTTTTGAAACTAATGCTATCTATACCACCAAACATACTTGCATTACTATGAATTTCACATAAAGAAACTAAAAGTAATGTATAAGCATCTTTTTTCGACCAAACATTTTCTAATTTCTTTTGTATTTCTATTGAAGAATCTTGGTGAAGACACATATCCCAACCAATTAAATTAGAAACAATTGTATTGCTAGTAGCTTCAAAAAACATTTTTTTCGAAATTTCTGCATGGTTGGGGAAATGAACCTTTCCGTCAGAATCTACTTCTCTACAAAATGGTTTTCCACAATCGTGAAACCTAGTATACAAACTAATTGTTTCTAAATCATAAATGTTATCTAATAATTCTTTTTTGTTTTCTTCAAACCACAAAGGAATTTTCCAATTATCAGTTTCATTTTCAACCAAATTAGTGAAATAATTAAAAACTGAAATTCCATGCTGAAATACTGTTTGATTTTTTGTTTGTTCGCATTGTAACATTGCGATAGCTAATTGCTCTATATTCATGTTGCACCTCCAGCTAGATTAAGTAATCTTAACTTTTTGAAGTGCTTTCTGTCCTGCTGGAAAACAGGAACTGTAGCAATTGCTGTTAATTGATCATCTATATCAGATTCATGAAATTTATAACATTCTATATTTTTAGATATAATATCATTATAAATTTTAATTAATTCTTTTTCATCTTTACAAGAACAAACAACTAAATAAGGATGATCTAACTCTAATGATAACTTGTTGTTTCTTCCTAATTCCATAATTGCATGTGCTGTTTGCACAACAACTTGATTACAAGGCAAATCTTGCCTTACTACGACATAAACATAATTTTTAACCTACATGAACGGCTTCATTTTTTCTCCTTTTATTTCTTTTATTACCTGAAATTTCAATTTTACCCACAAAGATAAAATTACAAAATGGTGGTGGTAAAAAATTAAATATTCTTTTGAAATGTCTCACTTTACCATTTTTGTCTCTCAACATATAGTGTTTAACCTGTCTGCCTTTATGAAAAGGTTCATTTTCAACAGTAAACACTTGACCACCATAAATTGCTTTCATTAAATACGCATAACAAAAACAATTTCCAATTAATGGAACAAACATTAAATATTCCTATATAAACTAGTTAAAGTTGACCATTTTTAATATATTATTTTCCGACGAAACAATTGCAATTTTGCCATTTTTCCTTTGTTTTAAACAACAAGACAACAATTGTAACGATTTCTGCATCGTTTTGGAAACAGAAAGTCCCATAATTTCACTCAACTCAAGCAAGTTTTGAACATCTTTATTTGATAATTTCATTATATTAATTCCTTTTAAAGTTTCCAACACCAAATTTTTTAACAGCATAATACATTATGTTTCTAATAAAATTAGGCACTTTTAAAACACCCATTGCTTCATAAAAAACATAATCTGCTTTTTCCTTAGTGCCAATACCATATTCATACAAATAATCATGCAAAACTGCAGCTTTACCATAACGACCAGTTGGTGGCAATAACCAATGTAATTTTTTTGGAACAGATGCAAAATCTGTAGGGAATCCAGCAGGAACTTCTATTTTCTCACCAGAATTTAATTTGCCAACATAATAAACAAATGGTTCTTTCAACGTAAAAATAGTCATTTCATCATTCCATTCTCCTATTAATGGCGTTGTAAATTGACTCATGAAAACTCCTTTTATTAAAAAATATCCTTTTTATAGGTTTAAATTATTTTAATAAATCAAGATGCCAACAACCGCTAAAAAGATAAACTATTTATTGTTAAAATAACATATTATTTTAACAATAAATAGTTTTAACTAATTTTTAACATTAAGCAATTTTATCAAGTAGATAAGAAAGTTCCTCCCAAAATTTTGGACGTTCTCTTTTTGTGTAAAAATCCATTTTATTACCTTTTTTATCAAATCGTTTATCAAAAACATAAAATTTTTTATAAGAAAGAGTAATATTGTTTTCATCTTTAAATTGATCGCAATTATTAAACGCCATTGCTGGCTTTGTCAAACCTATATCTTTAATATTTGGTGTGTTATTGGCACACCAATTAATAAATTTAATAGAAAAATGATCTTTTCCAGTTCTATACATTCTTTCTCTACCCATTTCTTGGGCATGTTCTAAAAGCCAATTAAAATTGGAAAGAGATTCTCTAATCCACTTAGAACAACAATGATTATAATAACCATAAGTTCTAGATTCACCTTTTTGAGTTTTAGGACAATCATCTCTGTTTAATTGAGAAGGTAAATAACAATTTGCCAACATTTGAGATGATTCAACAATCATTTTACCATGAGCAACATGACGATCAATAAGCCAACGAGCAGAAATAACAGGATCTTCATGTAAAAAAAATATATTCAAGATGCTTTTCTCCAGTTGCCAAATTTATAATATGCCTTAAAATGATACTGATTAACAATTTGATCTAATGGCCAATAATTAATATTTTGATACTCAACCAATTCTTTATAATCTTTGAATGCAAACTCAATATTCCAATAATATGGCGTGTGTTCTTTTAAATTAGAAATTTTAAAAAATTCTATTTGATCATAAAATCCAAATTGATCAGCAGTTACATCTAAAATGTAATCATTTAATTTTAAAAAAACATGACGATTGTTTCCAACAATTTCGTGTTTTATTTCAGCATCATGTAAATCAACACTCAATAAAGATGATGAAATAGCACAAAAAGTTTCACTAGATTTATATCTAGTTATAATGAAATTTCTTGTTTTATTAGCTAAAAACAAAATTTCTTTCTTTTTCATCAATCAACTCCAAGCACACTACAAAATCTATTAACCAGAGAATAAATCTGTTCTTTATCTTTAAGACCATCAATTAAATATTGAGGGAAAATTTCCACGCCATTTAAAGCACCCAATAAACCACCAACCATAGATCCATTCGAATCTGTATCGCCACCAGAACTTACCACTTCAAACAAAGAATCAACAGAATTTGGATTTTTTAAGAAGAAATATAATGAAAAAGGAATGCTATCATAACAGTAACAACCACCTCCATTATATTTTTCAATAATATCTGATTCTGAATAATCTTTATAATTTTTAAATAAATCATAAATTCTTGAAGATAAATTATCTTTTGATAATGATAATTCATAATTATCATTTGATTTATGCTGATTTAAACATGAATATAAAAAACAATTCTCGCTCATTAAATTCGGATTAAATCCATTATTTTCAGCAAGACAATATGAAAATGCTGAAAACATAGTTCCTGTAGATTTTAACGAAACATGATTTAAATGTGTCATGTTGTTAAACTTAACTAGAAAATCGGTAACATTATCTATAATTAAATTATAATCATTTTTTTGAATAGATTTAATAACATAATAAGCAGAAATGGGACTAACTTTCATCGCAACCCCATTTCCAACTCCATAATTTTCTCCCTTTATAGCAGAATTGGACCAATTAATGCCACTTTGAAGATTTTTTACAGCCAATCTTGTAGAATTACCCCAACCAGCATCTGTTACAGATAATGCATCAACATGCCATTTTGCAATAGAATCCATATTTAAACCATTAGATTCAATTATCGACTCTGCAACAGCTATTGTTAATTGTGTATCATCTGTAATTGTGCCAATTTCATCACCATCAAACCATTTATGGTGTTTAGAAGATTCATATTTTGTAATTCTTCCAAATGTTTTATCTATTTTAGATTTAGAAAAAGTTTCTACTGGTTTGCCTAATGCATCACCAATAGCAACACCAAAAAACATACCAGTAATTTTAGACCTTAAACTTGTCATTTATAACTTTCTTTAAACAGCACTAACAACAACTCCAGATGCACACTTTGTAAATTTAAATCCACTTGGAGTATTACTAAAAAATTTATCCAATACGCTTTTTGTAACTCTTACGTTATTATAAGAATCCACAGTATACTCTGCAACTTTATTAGGAACATTTTTTGAAACAACCATAGATCCACCATCATTGACAACATATGCTGTGTTTCCAGCATATATTCCAACTTCTCTCAATAAAGTTGCTGGAATACAAAGAGTTCCTCTGGAGTCTTGTTTTTTACAACCGTCTGAACAACCACTAGAACTAGAACAACTAGCAGAATTAGAACAAACATTTGTAGTTGATTGAGATGAAATACTTGAAACCGATTGAGATGAAACACTTGTAGTTGATGCAATCTTTGTTTTTCCAACTTTAGGAACAAAAGTATTTACATCACTATTAGTGTGATGATAAACAAATGCTTTTTCACCATTTTGTCCCACCACATGAAGTGTTTTCTTATAAAAATACAATGGTGCCAAATCTGACACAACATTATGAATAACACTCTTTATTAATGAGTGTTTATGCACATCTTTATTGTATTTTCCAGAAGATATCAATTTTGAAATAACATTTATTGATACATCGTATGCAGTGAACATTTTTCCAGAACCCATGTTGTCATTCACAACATCTTCTACAACTTTAATATCATCGTAATCTAACATTTTAAAACCCTTTCAATTAAATTTAAAAAACATTTTCTTTTTTTGACCAATTAATAAAAATATCATTTAATGGAATTCTAACTTCATCACTTTGAATTACTCCATTTTTAGATAAAGAACCTAAAACCATTTGTTTTCCAATAGCTGTAATTTCACAAATTAAAGGCAATCTACCTTCTTCTTCGCCAACAATTATATCACCAACTTTCCAATTGTTTTTTCTAGCAATGTCTGCTGGGTAAATTGCAGTTTTGCCATTGATTTGTTTTTCTAACATATAATAAAAACCCTTAATTGTAAATTGCACATTTAAGCATTACAAATCCCAATCTAATAATAAACCTAAATCATTTTATGAACAATTAAATTGTTATGCATTTAATTAACATCAACACAAATTGCAAACATATTGTACAAAGATTTTGAAAAAAGTAAATCAAAAAAACTCCAATGTTCACTATATAACATAGGAGCAATTATGAAAAAAGAAAAAATAAGCCGAGAACTAAGAGTATTAATACAACAATCTCTTTATGAGAAATTAGAATATAATTGTAATAAAAAATATAAAACAATATCAGCATTAATCCGAGAATTAATTGTAAATTATTTAAATTTAGAGGAAAACAATGAGAAAATTGACTGATGAGAATAAATTGTCTATTAAGTTTCCCATTGTTGCAAAAAGTTGGCACCCAACAAAAAATAATAATTTGACTCCAAATGATATAACATGTTTTTCAAATAAAAAATATTGGTGGATTTGCGAAAAAGGTCATGAGTGGGAAAGCTCTGTTGCAAGCCGAACAAAATCTAAAAGTAATTGTCCATATTGTTCTGGAAGAGTTGTTTCAGAAAACAACTCCCTACTTTTAAAAAGACCAGATATTGCAAAAAGTTGGCACCCAACAAAAAATAATAATTTAACTCCAAATGGCATATCATACTCTTCAGGAAAAAAATGTTGGTGGATTTGTGAAAAAGGTCATGAGTGGGAAAGTTCAATATCTAATCGCACAAATGGAAACAATAATTGCCCATATTGTTCTGGACGGTTGGTATCAACCAATAATTGTTTAAATGAAAAAAACCCAATTGTTGCGAAAAGTTGGCACCCAACAAAAAACAATAATTTAACTCCAAATGATGTTGGATGCTTTTCAAATAAAAAATATTGGTGGATTTGTGAAAAAGGTCATGAATGGAAAACATCTATATTTAATCGCACAAATGGAAATAATTGTCCTTTTTGTAAAAATCAAAAAATTTGTAGAGATAATTCTTTAGCCACACTATTTCCAAAAATCGCTAAAGAATTACATCCAATAAAAAACGGATCAATAAATTCAAAAGACATAATTTACGGATCTAATAAAAAATATTGGTGGATTTGCAAAAAAGGTCATGAGTGGAAAACAAGTTGTTTCAATAGAACTAAAAAAGGAAATAAATGCCCATATTGTATGAATCAAAAGGTTTGTAAAGATAATTCTTTAGCCACATTATTTCCAAAAATCGCTAAAGAATTACATCCAATAAAAAATGAAAATGCAAATCCAAATGAAATATTGTCAGGAAGTTCAAAAAAGTATTGGTGGATTTGCGAAAAAGGTCATGAATGGAAAACAAGTTGTTGTAAAAGAACAATAGGAGGATTTTACAAAGAAGGAACAAATTGTCCTATGTGTAAATCTTCTATTGGAGAAAATAAGATAGAAGATTTACTAAAAAAGAAAAAAATAAAATATGAACGACAAGTATGTTTTGACAATTGTAGAAACAAACTTCCATTGCGATTTGATTTTAAGATAGAAAATATTTTAATTGAATTTCAAGGACAACAACACTATTATCCAGTTCGTTTTGGCAATATAAACAAAAACAAAGCAAATAAAAACTATTTAAAAGCAATTAAATTAGATGAAATTAAAAAGGTATGGTGTAAAAAAAATAAAATTAAACTTTACACCATATCATATTTAAATTTTCATAATCTAGAAAAAATAATCAATAAAATAATTAAGCGGCATCAAATTCAACAATATATCTAAACTTATATTGATCTTTTTTTAAGATAATATATTCATTATTTTGCAATGAAGAAGTTATTCCACTTTTTCCAAAAATCGAATGTGTTCCAGTTGGATATTTCACATAAGGATACGCTTGTGAAGCAACATGTGGATTTCCCAAAATGATATCGCAAAGGAAAATAACTGCACCTCTATTTTTAACCCCACCACTTCCTGATGCATAATAAGAATTTCTTAAAGAAGTATATCCAGCACTTTTACCAAAATCATCAGCGGTGTATATTCCTTGACCAAACATTGCTCCAGCAATAGGCACTCCTACTAATTCTTTTGGAAATTTAAATCCAGAAGTCAATAATCCAACAGTATTTACTGTTCTGGTTCCATGCATCAAAAGACAAGTGTTAGTGCTATTGTACAATGAAACTTCTTCTTTATTAAGATCAATTCTGTTTTTAGGTTGATGCAATGGAATTTCATAAGTTTTAGGTAAAGATCCAGATAAAGATTTTTGTTCTTTAAAAAATCTTGACTGTTCATCTTCTCTAGAAATTCTCCAAACATTGTTAATTTTAACACTCTTAATATAATGATGCCTTCCTCTAGTGGCTTTTGGAAACCATCCATAAATAAATGCTCCTAATTCACTAGTAGGTGAAATCCATTCCATTTCAACATTTGCTCCACCAAATGGATTAAATGTGTCTTCTACCGAATTGTTATCAGTAACATTCAATGCACTTTCAAACGCATCTAAGTCTTGTTGCCATGAAAAAATATTATTTTTTGTCAACAGCCACTCACTTGGTTGTTCATTTCTATCTTTTTTCTTAGAAATTCTGCTGTAAATTAAACTTGTCAAACTGTTAATTTCTTTATCTTTAATCTGATCATCAATATTATCTCCAATGTTTTTAATTTGATTTAATGCAGCAGAAAGAATATCTCTTGCTTCAATGATAGCCGCATTAGTCGGCAAACTATTATCTGTCATAGCCGATCTTGTATAAGAAACTGTTGCAATATTTAAATCTTGCATGAAAGAAATTGTTTGTTGATCATATTTAGATGATTTTTTTGTTGCAGAAATTGGTTTAACAACAGATTCATTTAATTTAATTGTTCTGGCACTTGGCAAACCAGTTGATCTGGTTGATTGTGGTCTAACTAAATAACAATCTTTTCCGGCTTTTGCTCTTAAAATTTTACCTAAAGTTGCATGTTGATGCCACTCACCTCTTTTAACATTTTTTGACTCAAGTTGTTTTACATAAGCACATTCTGCCATTTCCTTTGAAGAAAATTCTTCAAATTGAAATTGTGGATTAGATGCTCCTGTACGACCCCATTCAAAATATGTAAACCATCTTTGATCTTTGTTACTTTGAACAATAGATGCATGATAATATTTATTACTATCTTGTGGTGTATCTTCTGATAAACTTTGAAAAAAACATCCAAGATCACAAATCATGGTTCCTTTAAATTCACCATCTTTTAATGCTGGAGGTCCAAAACAAGTAAAATCATCTGGTCCATGACCATCTGGATATGTAGATTTCTCAATTTTTGACATATTTTTCTCAGTTCTTAAATGTTAAATTTGATGTGTTGATACAGTTGTCACATTGTACAATCAAACTTTGCACAAGTGTAATTTAAAAATTATTTTTTTGTTTTGTTTTTAGTAATTTTAGATTTTACAATCTTAATTCCATTATTAATTTTTTTCTTTTTGACTTTTTTACGAATTTTCATATAATGATAAATCGATTTATTTTTAAAAAAATTTAATTATTTTTTTAAATTCAATAAATAATTTTATTTAAATCTTTATATTTTATGTTTAGACCACATAAAACAATTCCTGGATTATGCTGCGAATTAATAATTTCTTCCAAAAGACAGGTTGGACAAATAGATTCTCCACATCTTTCAATATTTTGTAAAAATTCTTCATCTATATCCCAGATGCTAAAACCAATTCCACGACTAGAAACATTGCAACGCCTATGACCGTCATGACAATTAGGAATATTTTTAAAATAATCAAAAAGCATTTTTGCATTTTTAATCAACCAATCATATTGTGATTCAATAATCTTATTTTCTTCAAGAAGTCTTTTGTTTAAAAGTTCTTTTTTTCTTGATTCTAATTCAGAAGTGATTTTTAACAAATCCGCTTCTGATAATTCAGATTTAATATTTGAAATATTTTCAATTAGTTTATCGACTTTAGAAGAATTGGAAATTTCGTCTCCTTTAATTTTAATAACTCGTTTTGTCATCTTAAACATCCTTTCTAAAATCAACCCATTGTACAATCAAACTTTTGAATAATAAAATTAAACTTTATGAAAAAGTATAGGGGGAGTTTTTATAATAAATTTGATTATTGTTTTGATCATATTCACGCTCGACCCAATTGCCATATGAATCATCATAACGAATTAGATTGTTTCGTTCATCATATTTGAATGTTGCCCAATAATCATCCTCTTCATCAATAATTTTCAATTCATTATTTACAATTCCAAACAAAGGATAATATTCTTCTTTTGGAATTTCTCTTACAACACGCAATTTATTTGTTGCAGATTTATCAAATGTATTAACTGTAATACTGCTCAAATCTTCAATTTCTAATAAGCGAAAATCATGTTTAATTGGATAATGTTGCAAAACATCTTTTGGATTTACGCAATAATGAAAACCATAATAACACATAATTGGTTTTTCTGATAATTCATAAGTTTGTCCAATTTCAAATTTATGATCTCTACAAAAATAATCGTAGGTAGCTTTATATCCAGTCTTCATTTACGTCCACTTTCTCTTTTTAAGCAAATATTGTATTCATCATACGTACGTTTTTCCCACAAACCATTTGATGTTTCACAATAAATTTGATTATTTCTTTCATCAAATTCATATTTTACCCAACCATCAAATTCATCAACAAATGTCAATTCATTATTGACAATTCCAAACAACTGGTAATATTCTTCTTTTGAAATTTCTCGAATAATACGAATCTTATTTGTTGCAGTTTTGTCGTTTTTAACGATTGAATCTCCAAGATCTTCAATTTCTAATAAACGAAAACAATTTCTAATTGGGTAATAATTTAAAACATCTTTTGGCTTTACACAATAATGAAAACCATATTTACAAGGTATTGGAGTTCCTTTTAGTTCACGAGTTTTACCAATTTCAAAAATACAACCTCGACAAATGTAATTGTAAGTGGCTTTATATCCAATTTTCATATATAATTACTTTCTCTTTTCAAACAAATGTTGTTTTCATTATACAAACTCTTTAACCAATAACCATTTGAACTTATGTTATAAATTTCATTATTGTTTTCATCATATTCACGTTTTATCCAATAACCATCCTCACTTTCATAATAAATTTTATTATTTCTTTCATCATATTTATTCTTAAACCAAAAACCAGATTTTAGTGTAATTGTTGATTCGTTATTAACAATACCAAATAACTGGTAATATTCTTCTTTTGGAATTTCTCTAATAACACGTAGTTTATTTGTTACAGATTTATCTTCATGAGTGATGGATGTGCCAACATCTTCAATTTCAAGTAGACGAAAATCATGTTTAATTGGATAATAATTCAAAACGTCTTTTGGATTTACACAATAATGAAAACCATGTTCACACATTTTTGGCTTGCTCATTAATTCATAAGATTTGCCTATTTCGAAAATACAACCTCGACACGTGAAATTATAAGTAGCTTTATATCCAGTTTTCATTTTTACTCCAACTCGTTTAATATAATTTTTTCATTCATCCAATGTTGACTTGTTTGAACATGATTTTTTCTTACATACTTAGCTGTATATTTTGAATATATTCCTTCATCTTGATTTTCATAAGAAAAAGAATCTTTTACTCTTATTACATAACCTTCCTGTTCATTCCCATCAGAATCATACTCTGTCCAACAAGATTTAACTCTATTTAAATCCCAAATTCCTTCATACAAAACTGGAACATGTACTAGCCCCAAAAGTTCACAATATGTTTTTGTTTCATCCCAAGATAAACAAGTGTTTTTATCATCATAGATTGCAAAGACATAAAAATAAGATTTTAAATTTTTATAAAAAATTGAATGTTTAGCATACATGTTTTCTCCAACAATTCTCCAATTATCTGGAATTGAAGAACAAATTGTAGAGTGTAATTGTTTAACCCAATTTCTTGATTCGTGATGCTTAGAATCTAAAGATCTCGCATGGATATGATCAGAATACATTGATGTATTTTCACCATCCATTTTTAATGTTACAACAATCTGTTGATTTTCAAAATGAGAAATGTCTTCTAGAATTCTATCATCTGATTGAGTTCCTTCTGACCAAGGTACATGATATGTTCTGCTATATTTGTAATAATTATTCATTTTTGTATAATTTTCATCCCATTTTCATCATATTCATACTTTTCCAAAAAACCAGATGAATCTTAAAAATAAATACAATTATCTCTTTCATCAAATTCACGTTTAAACCAATAACCATATGAATTTTCAAAACGAACTTCATTATTTCTTTCATCATATTCATGTTTTGTCCAAAACTCAGATAAAGTTGCATAATAAATACAATTATTTCTTTCATCATATTCATGTTTAAACCAATAACCATCTGAATATACACAAATACAATTATTTCTTTCATCATATTCACGTTTTTCCCAATAACCATTTGAATTTTCATAACGAATACAATTATTTCTTTCATCAAATTCATGTTTTTTCCAATAACCATATTTATCAGTAATTGTCAATTCGTTATTAACAAAACCAAGTAACTGGTAATATTCTTCTTTTAGAACTTCTCTTACAATACGAATTTTGTTTGTTACTGATTTGTTATAATCAATGATTGATTCTCCAAGATCTTCAATTTCAAGTAAACGAAAGTTATGTTTAATTGAATAATATTCCAGAACATCTTTCGGATTTACACAATAATGAAATCCATAAACACAAGGGATTGGAGTTCCTGATAATTCATAGGTTTTGCCAATTTCAAACTTATGATCCAGACAAGTAAAATTGTAAGTGCCTTTATATCCAGTTGTCATGATTTGTTCTTTTCTATAACTGATAAAATTTTTAAATCTAAATAATTATCATTTAATTTTTCTCTTGCTTGCTCAATAGTATGATTGCAACCTCTTCTAAAATCATTTTTACAAATAGGACACAAACTATCTCTTGGATCAAAAGAATCTATTCTGTTTTTAGCAATTTTAAGTTTTTGTTTTAGAGTTTTCATGTTGTTAAATCACTTATGTTTTCTAAAAAACTACAACCTTCTTTGTAAGTATATTCTTTTCCGTAATTAACATCATCACACCAAATTCCAAAACCATCTCTAACATAATAATAAAATTTGGTTCCAGCCTTTAATTGTAAAGTCATTTTACTTTTTATTTCTTCTACAAGTCTATTTACATAATTTTGTGCTTGTGGACTAAAATAAGTTTCACCTCCTACAATTCTTTCAATTCCTTTGAATACAAATAAATCAGCTTTTAAATATCCAACCTTTAATGGTTTATTTTCTTTTTCTTTTTTATCAGCTAACGCTCTTAATTCAGAAGGTGTCATGCTATTTGCATTCATTGATGTTTTCCTTTTTTATAAATTTTGAAGCTATTTGTAAAAAATCAACGACTTTATTTAAATCAAATTCATCATTAGTTCTTAAACCCGTTTCTGCATCAATCCAAAAATCAGCAGTACAAACATCAGATATTTTACTTAAATTAAATTCTAAATTTTCTGGTGTTAAACCGCCTGCGTATCCACAATATACATCAGAACCAATCCATTCTGTAGGTAAAATTCCACGTCCACCAGAACAATCATATAAAAATTTGACATTGTTCAAATCTTTGACTTCATCAATTAACGGTTCTGAAAATGAACGAGTTTGAAAAATAAACTCTTTGTCTGGATTGTTTTTAATATTATAAGAAAAATTATTTAAATTAATTTTGTTAAATTTATTTGAAAAATTCAATTGAAATCTATTGAAAATAGAAAACACGTTTTTTCCAATTAAATCTTCAAGATTAATTCCATTTATAAAATTGGATAAAATATCTCCACACAAATGTAATGAAAAATTTGTTTTTTCTTTTATAGAATCCAAATCTAATATCCAAGATATTTGTGGATATCGCGACCTTCCAGTTTTAGTGCTTATTAATACCCCAAATTCAACAAAAGGATATTTCAACGCAATCGACAAAAGATCTTGTTGTTTGATTTTATCATCTGCACCTGTTATTGTAACTTTTTTTAACATTTTTATTCCAATCTATGATTTATATTCCAATAATCTGGCATATATTTAGGCTGCATTGTTTGCACAAAATGTTCTCGCCACATTTTAATAAATTCTTTTAAATCTTCACATTTTGAAACTACTACTTCGGAAAAATCTGTTATTTCTTCAACAGATTCTGAAATTTCCAAAACTTCTTGATATGTCATTTCTTTACCAAGCAATAATGTAATAATTTTATTTATTTTTTCTTTTCTTTCATTTGGTATATTGTTACCATGAGAAATTATAGATCTAACATAGTTCTTAGCTTTTTTAATATTAAAATTAACATCATTTTTTTGATGATTCAAATCAACATTATGTTGTGAAGCTAATTGTTTTTTAAGTTCAAGTGCTGGTTTTTCATAAATTTGGTGACAATCAACACAAACAATTACAACATCATGACTAGATCTTGATTTAATATTTTCTGGGAAATGTTTTCTAAAACAATGCGGAACAACATGATGTTTAGTTAAATTTTCTTTTGATCCACAAACAACACAATGATTTTCTTTTCCATTTATGTAATAAGGATCATCTGAATTACCTTTTCCTTTAGGCGTAAAACTTAATTGGATTGTAAATGGATTATCACTTACAATAATGCCTAAATTGCGATTTAAATACCAATTTGCTCTTTTTCTTGCACATAAAAACATCAAAGTTCCATCAGGATGCAACACTTTACAATTACCATATAATTTTTCTTCTTTTAAATGAGGCAAAGACATAATTTTCTCAATGATAATGTGGTAAAAACATGGTGTAAATATCATCTTCTTCAAAATTTAAAATACCAGAAAAAAACTCATTAGCTTTTGATAAAATATATAATTTATTATACATAAAAGTTTCATTTTCAACCAATATGCTAGAAAAACCATTATTAAATTTATATTTTAATTCTCCAAAAAATAAATACTTACCACTCATTCCATCTGAAATTAGATGCAGACCACTTTCAGTTTTTGTAATATCTTTTTTGTAAGAATTATCTGAATAGCTATCGATAAGATCGTCGTTTTCATTCAGGTTAGAATTAAAAAAGTGTTTAACTTTTTTTTCATCTTCAACAAAAATTCCTCTACCAAAATAACACGTTAAGTTTGTACTCATATTTATCACCATGAAATGAACATATTGTTTGTTGAAATAACTAAATCATCACTCTTAGAGCTAAAAGGAATAATTGAATAATTGAAATCATTTTCTTTTAACCAATTTAAAAATTTATTATTTTTAAATTCTAAAAATTTATCCAGAAAATTTCCAGATAGATTATATCTTCTTTGATTTGCAACAGAAATAAGATCTTTTTTTAAAATTTCTATCATTGAATGAAAAACAATGTCGTTATCCTGTTCATCAAGTATTTTATTTCTAAGAATATTAGCAAACTTCATATCAACTCCTAATAATAACAAAAACCTGAAATGCTAAACACTGTTCGTGTTACTTTATACAAATCTGAATTTTTTCTAACCCAATCTTCAACAGAATCTGAATTTTCAGTTAAAAGTTTTTGTTTTATTATCTCTTTAAATGAAAAGAAATTTGCTAGTCTCACTTCATTTTTTGGATCATATGGAGTATACCAATTATTATTGGGATTAAATTCCATATAATCTTTATAAGACCAACGTTCTTTTGTATTAAAATCTTTAAACAAGAAATAATATTCATGTTCTGTTAAATGAGATCTGCCGCCATACCAAGTAGAATACACTCTGTGATGACCATCATGAATATAAATCGTATCATCTTCTTTAAATTGAACAAGGCAAATTAAAGAAGATGAATGAGAAATTTTATTAACTTTATTAAATTCTGTAATTTTATCTTTTGTCCAAAAATTTCCTTTTTTAACAAAAGAAATCATGGCTGGCAATTCATTCCAATTTCTCAAATCATTTTGAGTAACTACTAAATCTTGAATTTTCATATTAATATAATTTTCTGATTTAAGTTTAATTTTTCTTTAAAAGAAGAAATTAAATTGTTTAATTCATCAAACGCTAAAACTCCATACTTATCAATCACTTCATCTTTTCTTGAAGTAAAATAAGTAAATAGAATGTTAGCTTTTTCAAAGTAAATCTTGGCATATTTTGTGTCAGAACATGTAAAATCTGCTACATTGCACAATCTATCACATATTTTTATAATTAAAACGTCAATTGGTTTGTTTGAAAATGATTTGAGATAAAGTTTTTTATCTTCTGATTCATCTTTAGTAAGAAGTTTAATTGAATTTAAAACAGAAGAAGAAGTGAGGTTTTCAACTTCTTCTTCTGTTGCATTTGTATCTTCAAACAAATCATGTCCATTAGAAATAGACAAATTTTCTTCTGATCCAAAACCAAGTTTATAAACTAAGTTTGCAACTTGAAATAAATGATAATAATAAGGAAGATTAAAATTGTTTATATTACTTTTTCTCAAATCATTTCCATGTTTTTCAAGAACATATTTAGCAAATTCATTCATAATCAAGCAGCTTTCAATGTGTGTTTGGAAAGTGAATCTAAAACCATTTTTTTACTAAGTGTAATTCTCTTCCTTTTATTGTCTATCAAAGAAAACATGATTGGTTGCATTACCGCCTCAACAACCGATCTAAGACCACGAGCACCAGTATTCTTGGCTTTAGCAACTTTTGCAATTTCAACAATTGCATCTTGTTCAACAATTAAATTAACTCCATCCATTGATAAAAGTTTTTTATACTGTTTAATTAAAGCATTTTTGGGTTCTGTAAGAATTTTACACAAAGTTTCTTCTGACAAAGGATTGCAATTTGTAATAACTGGCAATCTTCCTACAAATTCTGGAATAAGCCCAAATTCTACAATATCATCAGTGGTTGCATAATCCAAAAGTTCATCTTGATTTATTTCTTGACTTGTTACAGATGTTCCAAATCCAAGTTTTTTATTTCCCAATCTCTTCTTAATCATTTCTTCTAAACCAACAAAAGTTCCACCACAAATAAACAAAATGTTTGATGTATTTATTTGCAAATAACTTTGTTCTGGGTGTTTTCTACCGCCATTTGGTGGAACATTAGCAACTGTTCCTTCGAGCATTTTCAATAAAGCTTGCTGAACACCCTCTCCAGAGACATCGCGAGTGATAGATACATTTCTTCCAGATCTTCCAATTTTATCGATTTCATCGATATAAATAATTCCTTTTTCAGCAGCTTTAATGTCACCATTTGCATTAGCTATTAATTTTAATAGTAAATTTTCAACATCTTCTCCAACATAACCAGCTTCAGTTAATGTTGTCGCATCACCAATCGCGAAAGGAACATCAAGAAATTTGGCTAAAGTTTGAGCCATTAATGTTTTACCACAACCTGTTGGTCCTAACAATAAAACATTTGATTTTTCGATTTCTACATCATCAATTTCTTTAGTGGATTTATAATTTAATCTCTTATAATGATTCACAACAGCAAGTGCCATTGACTTTTTTGAATTATCTTGACCAACAATATACTTGTCTAAGTACTCAACTACTTCTTTTGGAGAAGGCACTTTTTTTACAATATCTAATTTATTTTCACGTTCTTTTTTTAATTCTCTAAGAATACTTCCAGCACTTTCTACACAATTGTAACATATTTTAGTTTCCCCCTTATTACTTTCAATCATTGGATAATCTGACTTTAATGATCCACAAAAACTGCATTGTTTTGTTGAATCATCTTTTTTTCTCGAAGCAGCCATAAATGTAATTCCTTTCGTTGTACATAGGACATTTAAAACCTAAAAATCTTATGTACAAAGACCTTTAGGCAGAAGCATTGTACAATCAAACATCATGATTGTAAACTACTTTGTGCAGATTGCCATCTTCGCTTAAAATACGCTTGATTGCTTTGAAATGATTCGAAAAAAATCTTACTTTGTTCCGGATCTTTATTTATCTCTAAAATGGTCTTATTTTCATGATGTTCTACTAAATCACAATGCATAGCATATATTTTATATCCAGCTTCTCGAACTCTATAGCAAAGATCTGAATCTTCAAAATATGCTAATTTTAAATTATCTTGATCAAATAATCCAAATTTATTGTATATTTTTCTTGGAATACACATGCACCAACCACAAACATAATCAATATCATAACCCAATTTAATAAATCCACCTTTACCAGAAGAATCTATTAAAGAACCACAATATCCAGATATTGCAATATCTGGATGTGATTTCATCCAGGAAATTAAAGTGGTATCCCAATTCGAAGATACTTCAGTGTCTGAGTTTAATAATATTAAATATTCAGAATCTGAAATGGATGCTAAAATATTATTTGGTATAATGAAACCATCATTTTTATCTGATGTTATAATTTTAGCATCAGTTATGCTATTAAGATAATCTTTGGTTTCTTGTGAAGAATTATTATCATAAATATATAAATTATAATTTATGGTATTTTTACGAATTGATTCAATGCATTTTTGAACATAAAAAAGCTGATCTTTTACTACAATTAAAATATCTTTTTTAGAATCAATAAGAGGGCTACTAACTAAATTGAAAATTTCTTTTTTTATTTCTTCTTTAAATAAGAATAATCTTTCTTGTTTTAATCTTAATTTATCAGCTTCTGTTAACATATTGTTTTATACTTCCAACAACTTACTTATAGATCCGCCTTCAAAGTGAGTTCTCACGATAACATCACTCATTAATTCTGTTGTAGGTATTATAGTTACCTTCTTTTTGTTTTCTTCACTTAATCTCCAAGTGGAGACACTATCTGTAACAATAATTTTGTTAACATCTTTTAAAGCTTCATTTGCATTTCCAACAAATAATCCGTGTGTAGCACAAAAAGCATAAAGCTTGCCTCCAGCTTGTTCTACAGCTTTAATTGCTTTTGCAGCAGTGCCAGCAGTTGCTATCATATCGTCAAATAAAATTACTCTTTTTCCACTTACATCACCTATTATTCTTGATCCTTTTACTTGACCTTCAACTCTTCTTTTATCAAAAACAGCTAAAGGAATTTCTGTTTTCAATTTTTTCTCTAAAGCATCTTGAAATTGACCACAACGACTTATTCCACCATTATCTGGTGATAATACGACTAAATTGGATGAATCTTCTAAAAGAGTAGGTTGATCATCTTGAATCTTTTCTTTAATAATATAATTAGTAAAAAGTTTTACACAATCGAGATTATCTACTGGAATTCTAAATGAATTCTGAAATGCAGACAAACTATGAATATCTAAAGTAATTAAACGATCAACTCCTGACGCTTCAAAAAGTTGAGCCATATATTTTGTGGCAATTGGTTCTCTTGATTTGGTTTTTCTATCTTGACGAGCATAAGCAAAATATGGCACAATTACAGTCACACGTCTTGCAGACGCATCTTTAAGAGAACCAACAAACATCAATAAATTCAAAATCTTTTCATTTACTTGGTGATCTTTATCACTAAATAAACTAGATATCACATAAACATCACAATTTCTTACATTTTCATCACTTTTAATGTAACTTTCACCATCTATATGGTGTGTTTCTGTGTGTTTTGAAAGACTGAAACCAGATGGATCTATCATTTTTGCTATTTGATTTGCATAATCTTTAGAACCATTCAAACCAAATATTTTCAGTGTTGACAAAAGAGTTGACATTAATCATCCTTTCAAGAAGCTACGTTCCACCACAAATCGCCATTCAAACCTGCACTAGTGATTGTATCCCAAAGTTTGGCATCGTAAAACGGATTGCTAGGAATCGGAGGCAGATTATCACATTTTTGTTCAAATAATAACTTTGATTCAAAATAATTAACATTATTTAAGTTTTTAATATTTAAAATTCTTTTATCATTTATATCAAGAATATTAACATTAACACAATTTACCTGAATATCAGATGGCAAAAATTTTCTAAACGATCTAATCAAAGTGCCACTTCCTAATGGAAGCCAAATTCTTTTTGGAACAAAATTAATTTTTTTACAAATTATATCCCATTGTTTTTGTAATTCTTGAATTAAAAATGTTTTATAAATTTCATCATCAAAACCCAATGGAATTTCCATAATATCAGCACTACTTGCTGCATATTGTATTGAAGCTTTTGAAGCTTCCAATAAAGAATCAAACAAATCTACCTTAGAATATTTTAAGGCTTTTATTGAAAACTCTGATATTGATTTTGTTTTAGGATCATGTTCTGCAAATATTCTTGATTTCACACCACAAATGTTGGCAGAAATAGCAAGTGCAATTTGAGCAAATCCAGAAAAGGGACTTGCATAACAAAATTCTTTAATTCCTTTTTCTTTATAATAATTTAAAAAAGGAATTGCTGCTCTTTGTTTAGTGCCACCTTGCAAATAATCATCACGAACAACAAAAATTTGTTGATTATTTATTTTTACAGTTGATAATTCAACATCTGGAGATAAATTTTTTATCATCTAAACGCTCCTGATACAGAAATATCTTCAGTTGTCAATTTCTCTTCATTTGTTTCTTCAAGTTTTGTTTCATGTAAAAATATTTTTTCCTTTGGAAGCTCATAATCTTTTAAAGACATTTGAACAAATTTAGTTAATTTATTGTATCTGTTTTCTTTTGGTATTTCAGAAAGAACTTTAATATAACCATTTTCGGTATCGTATTTTCTTACCAACAAAGCTTTTACAGGATCTTTATCAGATGTTCTAATGCAATTGTCAGAAAAAGGATGCCAAGTAAAAACTGCGTCAGATCCTCTTATATTTCCAGTTCCAACTGGATCTTTTATTACAGATGGATCTTTAGGAACTAAATTTCTAACAGATATTTGAGTTTGTCTATGGCATTCCGCACATACTTGAACATCTACACTTTTCAATAAAGAAAAACAATAATCTTTTGGCAAAATGCTAAAGTCTTGAGAAGATGATGGACTCCAATTTTCACTAGTTACTTCTTTAAAAGGTAAGGATAAAATACTTTTAACTTTTGATTCTGTTAATTCTGGTAATATTTCCACATTACCTTCCATTCTAAAAACTTCATCTTCTTGAGGATTTCTTAAAAAAACAAACTTTTTAGAAGAAATAAAATCTGGTGATTGTGTGTAACGAATGAATTCTTGTTTATTCGCTATTGGTCTATATAAATGTGGTTCCCAAACTTCGCAATCTTCCGATTTAGTTCTGGTACGAATTTCTTGAATATATTTTTCATTATTGTTAATCACATAAATTATTTCACCAACAGTTGTTCCTGCTGGAAATATCCATTTTATTGGTGCCTCTCTAAGATACCATATGGGTAATATTTTACCATTTTCATCTTTTGGCAAAGAAATAAAATTAACTGTTTTAAAGTTTTGACCTTGTGTTGTTTTAATTATTGTATTTAAACCAACGGTTGTTTCCCAAGGAAAATTAAAATTTGCATGAGCATCAGGATTATAGGTTGAATAATAAAGACCCCAAACTAAATCATTTGTTGTATATGTTTTTGTGCCAAGAGTTTGATTTACATGTTCAACTTTCGATGGTGGAACATAATGTTGCCAAACTTGCTTTAACTTGTAAAAAACTGTATCTTTGTCTTTTAAGATAAGATCAAGTTTTTGATCTTCAACTTTTGGAAGTTTCAAATTAATAGAATTTAAATCTAAAGGATAACCATATTTTTCAGCAGTATCTTGACCAAAAATAGTTCCACTTGAAAAAATGCAAAAAACAAATAATATTTTCTTCAACATAAAAGTCCTTTCTTTAAAGAGATGTTGCAAATCACTTTATTTCTTGAAAGGAAAGTTGTAAAGAATTTTCACTCAATTTGATGCAGTACATAAGATATTATTTCGTCAAAATGAGTAGTTTTGATAACGGTAAAAGAATCGGTAAATTGGGTCATAAACTCATATATTTTGCAATCTGCCTCTTTTGCCTCTATTTCATTTTCGAAACGACCATTATTTTCATAATCAATTCCAGTTCGATCAAGAAATATATTTATAGATTTAGTTTTAGAATCAAAACTTTTAGCAATATTTAACAATTCTTTCCAGCAATCAAAATTATATTTTCTTGCATAATAAATTTGCATTGGAACTGGTGAATCTGTGATAATATGATCAACACCATTTCTTAAAAATAAATCTTCAGTTCTGAGTTGTTTAGCAAAAACATATAATTGATCATATGATTGAGTGTTCTTTTTTTCATATGCCCAAGTTTTTATATATTCAGAAACTAATTCCACATTCATTTTTAAATTTTTCATGTGATAAAAAATACCACTTGCAACTGATGTTTTTCCACAACCTGGTCCGCCCCATAAATTAATCTTCATTAAGATCTTTACTTTCTTTATAAATATAATTTTGAATTATTTTTGAATAATAAAAAAATAAAATTGTAATGAAAATTAATGTTTCTATCATTTGTTTTTCATTACAATTTTGTAAAATTGATCATGCCCCAAATTATCTTCAATAATATGTTTATTAACCATTTCTGTTTCTTTTTCGTTCAAACAAAACATTTCGGATATGTAATCAATATAATCTACATTATTTCTAATAATATACCAAGCTGCGGCGAGCATCTTGTTTTCAGATGAATCTGAAAATACTCTTTGACAATTGTCGCAAGTAGTAATGCCTGAATTGATAACTCTACTAATGTTTCTTCCACAAAATGGGCATATGTTTATCATATATTATTTATTATAATAAATTTAATTTTTTACTAATAACTTTTCAACTTCTTCGCGATTTACAGAGATGTTTCTTGGTGCTTCCACTCCTATTTTCACCTTATCACCTTTAATTTCCAAAATTTTGATGGTAATGTTGTTGTCAATCACAATTGTTTGCTCTTTTTTTCTGCTCAAAACTAACATAATAAACCTCCTTGGAATAAATTTAAGTTAAATAACTTTATGTCCTAAGCAAAAATTAGAAAGTCATATTATGAAAGAATTAATAAAACAAATTCAAAAAGAAAATATAAAAATATATTTATCAATTACAGGTGGTGGCACAGGAGCAGTAGCAAATTTGTTAAAATATGGTGGATCTTCAGAAATATTCATGGAAGCAAAAATTCCATATAATCAAGATTGTTTAAATAATTTTTTAAATCAAAAACCTGAAAAATATTGCTCAGAAGAAACTGCTCGTATGATGGCTGTACGTTCTTATGAAACTGCAATAGACAATAGTTGCAACAATATAGGAATTGGAATGACATGTTCTCTCACAAAAGAAAATGAACGAAAAGAACGTGAAAATTGGATTTATATTGCAATACATTCATCACATGATACTTGTTCTTTCGCATTCAAACTAAGTAAAAAACTTGGTTTTTTTGAAAAAAGGAGTTTAAGAGAAGTTCAAGAAGAAGAAGCTTCAAACGCACTAATAAAATGTTTATCATTTTATTTAGGAAAACAAAAAGACTTTAAAATAAATTATTTATCTTATAATTATTCTCATTTTGAGCCTCAAAATGATTATTTAAACAACAATAAAGCATGGATTGGACTAAATTATCCAAAATATGATAAACATCAATTAATTCTACCTGGATCATTCAATCCGATGCATGAAGGACATCTGCAAATTTCTAAAATTGCATCAATGCTAACAAAAAAAGATGTAACTTTCGAAATTTCTATGCAAAATTTTGAAAAACCAACAATAGATTTTTTAGAATGCAAAAAAAGATTAGAACAAATTAACTCATTTTTGTACAATGATAATTCGCATGTCAATTCAGTAATTTTGACAAACGCACCACTTTTTTCAAATAAAATAAAGTTATTTAATGAAGCAACATTCATAATTGGATATGATACATATAATAGACTTTCAAGATCAACTGATAATTTCGAAATATTTAAAAACACAAAATTTATAGTTTTTCATAGATCTGGATACGAACTTGAAAGAAATGAAGATTTCGACAAACAATGTACGTTTGTTTCAGAAGAAATTTTCCATGATACAAAACAAATATCTTCAACAAATATAAGGAATAATAAGCAATGTACACAGCTTTAGTTTTAGATGAAAATTCACACAAATTGTTAATAAGTACATTTAAAGATTTGATTCCCGCTGGTTGGAAAACAATAGCACATCATATGACTATTAATTTGGGCAAATTCGAAAAAGGTCCACTAACAAATTCCAATTTCAAAATTGGAGATTCAGCTAAGTTAACAGCAATTAAAGCGGCACAAGACAATTTAGTATTAGCCGTTGAAGTTGTTTCTGATGTACCTAGTGTTAACTCCATCAAACACGTAACAATTGCAGTTAATGAAAAAGATGGAGGAAAAGCATTTTTAAGTAATAAATTAACCAATTGGACAGAAATTAGTCCAATTGGTTTAAAGGGAACAATTTTGGAACAAAATTAAAATAATCTTTGATAACATATGGTTATAGCTGGCACATATGCCGATTCACTTGCATTACATAGTGGATTTGAAGACTTGCAATTAGCATAAAAAAGTATTTTTGTTACATTAACTGTAGTTCCATCAGGTTTTTTACATTTCATAAACTTAATCTCCAATAAAAGTTTATATTATATATTAATTAATTAAAGATTTAATATCATTAATACAAAAAATTCTATTTTTATTAATCTGATCTTGTATTTCTGGTTTTTTATTTAAAAGAGATGAAAATGTAGCTCCACCTTCATGAAAAATCCAACTCTTTCCAGATATCGCTTGTTTATATCCATAATGTCTCAATCTTACAGCAAATTCTTCATCTTCATACCCACCATATGGATATTCTTTAATTAAACCAATTTCTTTAAATAAACTTCTTGGACACATAAAAGAAAACATTGGTAAAAATCCATCTTCTAATATATAATCATCAACAAAATCATTCATTTCACTTTTAATCAAATCAGAACAACCCTCATAAGTTAAATTGTTTCTTGATGAAACCATTCTAACTTTAGAATTACTTAAATTAATTAAAGATCTTCCCATTTCTAACAACCAATTAGATTGTTCTATTAAACAATCACTATTTAAACCTACAATCCAAGGTTGCGAAGTATTCTTTACGCCTAAATTAAAAGCACCACCAAAACCAAGCTGTTTTTCACTTCTAATCACCTTTAAAATAGGATCAATAACTTTAAGCTGATTTCCGAAATCTTTATTAGGTGAAGCATCATCAACAAGAGTGATTTGATATTTGTTGCTTTTTAAAGAATACATGATACCAGAAATTAATTTTCTTAATTTTTCATATTGTCCATGATACGGAATGATAATATCAACTTTTTCGCCATTAAATAATGAATTTTTTATAAATGATTTTTTAATTAATTCCATGTTACACTTTCACTTTCCTTTAAAATATAATTAATATCAAATTCATTAGAAATAATAAATTTAAAATTATAAATTGATTTTAACTTTTCCAACTGATTTAAATCAAATTGTTTTTCAGTAAAAATTAATAAATACATTTCAACTTGAGAATCATCCAATTCTTTTATTACAGAAACACAATCATTAATTAAATTTTTAAGTTTATTTTGTTTAAAAGGATATTTAGATATAATTGAATTGCTATAAGATGGAACGAAAATATCTTTAGCTTCATTTATTAAGTAAACACCATCATCTTCATTTAAAAATGAATTAAATTCAACAAATTTTTTTATAAATTCATCTTTTTTTTCTAAATCTATTACATAAAAAAAGAACTTACTAGACATATTTTGCAACATTTTTTCTCTTTCTTAAAGTTTTATGAAATTGTCTTAATCCAGATGTGTTTTTCACTGGATGTAAAATACATGCTTCTGGATAATTGTCTTCAAAAGTCAATTCGGGTCTCCATCTCATAGGATATTCTTTAAAATTACCAGTCCAATGATTAAAAGTTTGGTTCCAACATGCAAATTGTTTTAATTTTCCGCCTAAATGAAACGCTAATGTTGGATATAAATTTTCACCAATATCATAAACATTTTGTTCATCACAATCTGGGAAGTATCCATTTTTAAAAATGGATACTTCTTTTAAAAAAGTATCAAAAAAATTAATTTCATTAAGTTTTTTTATAAAAATTTTATTAAAAAATAAACAACATCCTAAAAAATAAGAAGTTATATTAAATTTGATATTTAGCATATTTTCCAAAAAAGGAAATTTAATTTTATCATAATATCTCAAATCATTTCCATACATCCAAACAGAATCATCTTCAGATAATACTTTTTTAAATTTATCTGAAGCAAAAATCACATCTGGTTCACAATAACAATACCAATCAGAATCAGGATATTTTTCATATATTTTTTTTAATCCATATGTATAATTTTTATATGGTGCCTTATTGTAACCATGATAAAAACCTTTTATTGCATTTATATCTTGAGGTAAATTTTCTCCCCAACTATCCCAATTTTTGGCATCGACAACAGTTAATATATCATTAGATACATAAGTTCTAATTGAATCAATTGTGTCTAAAAAAATGTCACATTCATGTGTGTTAACTAGTACTGAAATTTTCATGCAATTACTCTTTTCAAATAAAGAATATTTTCTGGCTTAGTTAACAACCAACCTTTCATTTTATTTAATTCAACATCTTCAAACATAAATCTACTAATTAAAGTACCTTTAGTATTATAAAATTCTAAATGTTTATCATCAACAAGCCATAAAGATTCATTTTCATGATTATTGTTTTTTACAAGACCAAATTCTTTAAAAGTTAAAAGAGATATAACTCTATCATATTGATCACAAAAAACGTATTGTTTATCAATTAATTTATTATAATTAAATTTATCATATTTTTCATCCAAAATTTTGCTTGCAAATAAATGAGCGTCAACTCCTGCTTTTTCTCTTGCATTATCTGAACATGAAGAATACATATAATGTATATGACTATAAACTCCACCAAAATAACTAAAATGAGCTATTAATGGTTCTTTTGTGGAAAAGTGACAATCAACAGGATGAATTCCTGCAATTTTTGCAGCATATGCAAAACAAGCATCTGTAACACCAGATGATATCTTACTTCTTTTTTTCATCAAAAGCATTGCGTCTTCGCAAGAAATAATTTTCTCTAAAGATTTTTTTGATAAAAAAGAAGCTTCCCACTCATGCCAGAGTGTATTTCTTGGAGTTAAAAATTTACTATAACCCGATTCTATTAAAAGATTTTTTTCTATAATATGATCTACATTGTTAATACAACTGCAAATATAACAATTAGAATCTTGAAAATGAGTTTCTAAATTGGAAATCAAAGAGTCAACATCATTAAAACTATCATCGTCAATTTTAGCAATCCATTTAGCCTTAACAGACTTTAATGAAGATAAATAATCATAAATTTTTTGTGCATGATAATTATAAACAGAAGGAATACATTCAACTGTAATATTTGGATTCCAATCTTTGTCCAAATCTGGAATAGTTTCTGTTCCTACCAACAACGTTAATAACACTTTGTTGTTTTTTACATTTAGTATTCCATATTTTTTTAAAGAATTAATTCTTGTTTTATAAATTTCTTTTGAAGCTGAAATTGGTATTATAAATTGAATATCATACATAATTATATTATAGTATCATTCAAAAATAATCAACTTAGTTAAAGGTAAAAATGAATAATTTACAATACATAGTAACTGGAACTGGTCGTTGTGGTACTAATTTTGTAGCAAAAATGTTAACAAAATTAGATATTCCATGTGGACATGAGTGTATATTTGATTTCGAACCTTTAGATAAAATCATAAAAAAAATATATCATCCACATTTAAGAAAATTAAGTTTTTGTTCAACACACAATTTAGAATTAAAGAGTGAAATATATGAAGAATTAGAACAATGGGTAGACGCCGAAAAAACTATTGCTGATTCAAGCTATATGGCTGCACCTTATTTAAACATGGTAATATTAAATCATGTTAAAATTATACATATTGTTCGAAATCCAATCAAAGTAATTAGTTCTTTTTTAAAAAGTCTAAATTATTTCAATGATTCAAATCCAAATAATGAATGGGAACAAAAGATTTTTGAAACACTACCAGAATTAAAAAAAATAAACAATCCGATCGAACGTGCGTGTTATTATTATGTAAATTGGAATAATTTAATTGAAAAAAAATCCAACAAAGATAATACAATTATTTGTAAAATTGAAAACATTACAAATAATTTATATTTTTTCAAATTTATAAATAAAGAAAAAACAGAAATAAATTTACCAAATAATGTAAATACAATTAATAAAAGAATAGAAGATTTTAAAATAAAAGATATTCCAAATGGAAGCATAAAAAAAGATTTTTTAAATACAATAAATAAATATGGATATCTATGAATATAGAAAATAAACTAAAACAATTATTAAACACCAGCGTAAATTTAAACAATCAAATATTGGAATTATTAACTGAAATAAAAAATAATAATTATCAAAAATTTAATTATTTAAACAACATATCAATAATTGATTTAATCAAATCTGAAGATTGGCCAGAAGCAGTTAAATCTGAGCTTTTAATACATCCTTCTGATTTGAATGAAAAAAAAGAAAGAGGATGTAATATAGTTCATAATTATATTGAAGAAAATTTAAAAGATTTAAATTTTTTAGATTATGGTTGTGGAGATGGATACACAATAGATCCAGCATTAAAATCTGGTGCTAAAATTGCAATTGGATACGATATAAAACATCATGAATCTTGGAATAATGAAAATTTCACAACAGATTTTGAAAAAATAAAAAACCATGAAGAATATGATGTTGTCTTATTGTTTGATGTGTTAGATCACTTAATAAATGAAAATCCAGAAGATGTTTTAAAAAAAATAAACTCTATAATGAAAAAAAATGGTAGATTATACGTAAGATTCCATCCTTATACATCAAGAAGTGCCATACATTGTTATCATAAATTAAATAAAGCTTATGCCCATTTAGTATTAAATAATGATGAATTATTACAATTTTTAAATAATGATGATTTTATTCAAAATAATGGACCAACAAGACCAATTAGAACATATGAAGAATATATTAGAAATTCTGGATTTATAATAAATGAAAGAATTGAAATAACAGAAAAGCCTGAAGATTTTTTCAAAAGTGAAAAAATATCTAATTTAATAAAAAATAAAATAGGATTTAATGATTTTCCGGAATTTCAAATGTCTATCAATTTCATAGATTATAAATTAATTAAGAAATAATTATGGAAACGTTTATTATAGACAATAAGGCACATTTGGGAGACTATGTAGCTATATTAATATTAGCTTACAATAGAGCTATAGAAAATAATTGGATTATAAAAATATATGGAAATAAATTTACTGAAGAATTATTTGAAATTTTTGATTTTCATAATTTAAGATATTGTGGAGAAACAACAACAAATTATACAGGAAATTCAATTTCTCAAATCATGCCACAATATAGAAGAGGTCCATTAAGATGGAATCAGGCGCAGGTGGCGTTTCTAAACATGAAACATATGTTTCGAACAGAATTTAATCCAAATGGAAAAAGAATCAAAGAAATAAAACTACCATCCATTAAAATTAAACCAGATTTACAAAAAAATGATATATGTTACTTCCAATTCGATTCAAGATCTATACATCCAAATCAAAAAAGATTATTTACACAAAATGAAATGAAATATATCATAGAAACATTTTCAAAAAATCAAGTTCCAGTAGGAATTGGTGGTCCAAACACAAAAATATATTTGCAAGAATATCCATTTGAAATTTGCTCTTCAATAAAAGAAATAGCACAAAAAATGATAAATTGCTATTCATTTACAGGAATAGATTCTGGATTATCGCATTTAGCTGGCGCTTTAAAAGTCAATACAAATATAGTTTTATGTGCTATTCCAGAACGACACAGAGAAGAATTAATTGAGTTTTATAAAATATTTTATAAAACTCAATGTTTTACAATAAAAGATCTAGAAGAGAAAACACTTTCTTTTAAAGAAAATATCAATAATAAAAATGAAACCATAAATATAATTGAAAATTTAAATATTAAAAATAAAACAATAAAATTTATTTAAAATTAGGAAAATTATGGGAATTATATTTTTTGACAGTTTTGATCATTACACACATCATGGAGGATATGTATACGAAGAATTGGCAAGAGAATATTCTTTACCAAATATAGAAGCTTATAAAAATTTAACTAATGGTCCAAAATTATTCGCAGGAAGAAACTCTTCATGTGCTCTTCTATTAAATGGATTTTATGTTCCGCCAACTTATACTTCAAATACATTTTTAGACAAATCAATATCAGTAAATATTCCAAACAGTGGAGTTGTACAACTAATTATAGGATGTCAAATAAAAAAATATAAAAGCGGAAGTCCAACATTAATAGGATTTAAAGATAACACGGGAATACACAAAGGAATTAAACTATCTGGAAATGACTTATATATCACATCAAGAACTTCAGAAACTTATTTAACCACAATTTCGGATGATGGTAATTGGCATCATTTAGAAGTTAAAATTCAAATATCACACCCAAGCCAACCTTGGCAAATAAGAATTGACGGAATTGACGATTATATAATCTCACCAGAAGCATTATTTCTTGAAGATATTAACGAAACACTAAATAGAACATTTGGAATAGGACAAGAATCAACAAGTACTGACCATAATGATTCTGGATGGTTAATTGATGATCTATATCTATTAGATAATTTGGGTGCAAGTTTCAATGATTTTTTAGGACCATTAGTTCGTATTGAAACTTTATTTGCATTCAAAGATAAAACCGTTAATATGATTAAAAAAAATACTCATCCAGCTATAGGGGCACAATCTCAAGATAATATACCACATAATGAAACACAATATGTATATACAAATGCAACTAATGTGTCATCATTGTATGAAATAAACAATTTACAGAAAATTCAAGTAGTTGGAGCAATAAAACCAGTTATATTATCAGCAACCACAAATAATTATTACAATTTATATACTTGGCCAAATGGCGAATCTGGACACTCATGTTTTAGATTAATAAAAGATAACATCGAGTTTGGTCCTAATTATAAATCAATTGGAGAATTAAATTATGAAAAATCAAGTGGAGCAATAGAAAAATTAGGAACTTTAAACTCAAATATATTTTCTTTAAATCCATCTGACAATAATCCTTGGGATGTTGTTAATATAAATAATTTAGAATTAGGATATATTTCTAAAGATTATTCAATTAATATCACACATGTTGATGCAAAATTAACACAAGATTTATATTTTCCAGCACCAGATTCATCCAAAATGAATTCTGGGTATACAGCTTACTTATTAGTTAAAAAACAAAGTAGTGTACCAACAGTAAACGAAAACGAATGGGATCAAATAGATAGTGGAATTGCTGGTTCCATATATTATCGTGTTTTTAAACGAACATTAAATGGAAATGAAAATAATACAATGTTAGTTTCTACAGGAAATGACGCATCAATGCTTTTCATAACATCAAGCAAAATTACTTATGATATTCCAAATGGTTCTGAACCAGATTCAAATTCTGCTCCTTTTGGTAATTTTGAATATACATTTGGAGGAACAAGTGAAAAATGTTACACAATTAGACCATTAAGAATTATTTTGGGTAATGGAAATAATTTAAATGTTACAAACACATCTGCGTGGACTAGTGTAAATGGGTATAATGGAAATTCTACTGGAAATGCTTTTTATTATAAAAATACTGAATTTACATCAATAAATTATGATACTGGAACTTCATTATACTCTGATAGCATGAATGTATCTGGCTCCAGCGTATTTGGAGTAATTAAATTTAATTTTTTAATAGGAATTTAAATAGATAGTTAAACAAAAAAACTTTTAAGTGAGTAAGGAAAAAAATGGGACAAATAGTTAGTAGAGTAAATAATACTTTAGCAAAATTTTTTGGTAGAATAATTGGATTTGAAACAGGTGAATTTGAATTATCTCGTGGAAATCACAAATTTGTTGTTACAACAGAAATAGATCCAGAAAAAGTTTGGACATCTACAGAAGAATCTGTGGCAGATGGTTGTGGAAATATACCAGTTAATAAAATAGGATGTACATTAATCAAAAATCAATTAATTTTTGAAGCAGAAATTGAAACTGACTCATGCAAAATAAGTTGGTTAGCTTTTAAATAAAAGGAATTAAAAATGTTTAAATCAATATGGAAAACGATATTAGCTTATATATTAAAAAAAGAATATGGAAGCTTTGAGTTAGCTCAAGGCAAACATAATAACATTTTAATAAAATTAAAAAGAAATCCAAAATCTATTTGGATAAATACAAAAAGTGGAAAATATAGTGGCTGTGGACAAAATAAAATAGACGCTTTTGGATACATTTTGACCAAAAAAGGATTTATATTTTTCACGAATATAAAAAGCAGTAAGTGTAAAATAAATTGGATGGTGAAATATTAAACAATAAAGGATTTATCATGGAAGTGTTAACATTAGGTTTTTATGATAAATCAAATCATGGTGACGAAACATATAAAGATACTTTTAAAAACTTATTTCCACAACACAACTTCACTTTTGTTAATCAATTAAATGAAGAATTGATTAACAAAAGTGAAGTTGTGTTATTAGGTGGAGGTAACGTTTTAAGAAAACATTATATTAATGAATTAAAAAAAGTAAAAAATAAAAAAATTTATGCATATTCTGTTGGCATAGAAGAAGAAAATATAGATGATTTATATATTTTTGAACACATTTATGCAAGAGATTACAGAACAATTGATATATTAAAAAGTAAAAACATTAATTGTACTTTTATACCAGATTCTGCGTTAACTTTATCAGGCAATCCAATAAATGGAACAAAAATCATAAATGAAATGTTCAAAAAAAATGATTTAGATTTATATTCTAAAAAAATAGCTGTAATAATTAACAGTTATATGAGTCATTCATCATCTGATTCACTTTCAAGAGATGTTTTTAACTTTATGAAATTTAGTTATGATATTGCAAAAACAATTGATGAAACACCTGCTAGTTTCATTTTTATACCATTCAGCACTCAAGTACCAAACGATGATAGAGCATCTAATTCTTGGATTGCCTCTAAATGTAAATTTTGGAAAAAAAATCATGTAATTTATGATAAAATATCTTATTCAAATGCGTTAGATATCATTTCGGCATGCGATTTAACAATTAGTTCAAGATTACATTCAAGCATTTTTAGTTATGTAACTGGAACTAATTTTATTGATCTAACACATCATAGCAAAAATGAATCTTTTCTTAATGTAATAGGAAAATCTAATAATTCTATTTCATATTGGAATTTTGATAATAGAATTTTAAAAAATAAAATTAATGAATTGACAAATATTCAAAAACACAAAGAACATGAATATTGGAATAAATTTATTCAAGATGAAACAATTAAAATTAAATTTAATAAATAAGTTTATTAAAAATTTCATAAATAGTTTATGATAAATTTATATCAAAATTCAATTTATGTCCTTGGAGCAGTTGAACAACAACCTATAAATTTAAATTTATACCAAAATTCAATTTATGTCCTTGGAACCGATTATGTTCCTCCATTTAATGAGAATTTCACCCCTTCTGGTAGTTTAATATTATCTGGTGATTCTATCATAAAACAAAACTATAATAATTATAGTTCTGGTAGTTTAATATTATCTGGTGATTCTATCATAAAACAAAACTATAATAATTATAGTTCTGGTAGTTTAATATTATCTGGTGATTCTATTATAAAACAAAACTATAATAGTTATAGTTCTGGTAGTTTACTATTATCTGGTTTAAGCAATATAAGTTTGATTTTATCAAATTCACAACAAAGTTTTTTAGCATTAAGTTCTGGAAATTTAATATTATCTGGATTATCTATATCAAAGATAGATAATGGTGAAATAAATTATTATTTCACAGGTGGTCAAAATAATGGTTATTATTTAACTGATTTTAGAATAACATTTGAAACTAATCAAACTGTAGAATTTGAATTAAAATCAAGTGATAAAAATGCAAAATTTGAAAATATTAAAAATATATCATATAATGATACTAAAATATATGAATTTAAATATATTCCTTTTTATCAAGGTGAATCAGAAATATCAGTAACATCTCAACTTCCACTTAACGGGAATCCCATTATATTCAACTATATATCTGAACACGAAAAAAATGGAATTAATCCAAAAATAAAATTTAAAGTTAATTTTAAGAAAAATAATGTTGATGAAAATATAGCAATAACTCAAACAACACAAGTTAAAGGATACAATAAAACACTAAAACACAATGATGAATTTTTTCTTTATGGAAAAGATGCAATATTTGCTAAAAATAATTTAGAAATTTTTTGTTTAGAAATTTTAGAGGAATAAATAAAATATGATATATTACCCAAATTTAAAAATAGTATACTGCCCTGTTGAAAGAACAGCGAGCAGATCAACTGAACAATATTTAGATTTACATGATCCTGATAATTACAGATTAGGATCTCATCGACATAGTTGCGATATTTCAGAATTAAACAATATTGAATATACACATGTATATGTATCAAAACGTCATCCTTGGGATAGACTTTGTTCAATGTATGCTGCATCAAAAGAAATGTATGATTCTGGATATCAAAAATACTGGGAATCAATTGATTCTTATTTAGATTTTTTGACAGCAAATGAAAGTAATCCTTTTCTGTTAGAAAATAATCCAGTCATTCCCAATGTGTTTTGCCCGATGCACAAATTAATAGGCAATGAAGTTGTTCATTTCTATAGATCTCAAAGCCATTACAGAAATCAATTGAATGGTATTAATCTTGATTTCCTTGATTACTTTACTCCAATTACTGGCACATGGGTCAATCCTGCAATTGCTTATCCAGAAATTGGAAGTACAGACAATCAAGCAAACGAACTATGGACAACAGAAAGAGAAAACAAATTAAAGACATTATGGAATTCAGATTACGCTGGCTACAGTGATTGGAGTATAAACAATGGCAATTAGGTTTTTAGAAGGATTTGAAAATTACGGACATTACGCATTAAACACGGCAGGAAATGATCCAACTGATTCAATTACTACTGGACTGGCAAGAAATTTTAATACTGTTGCTGGCTCTTGGATTGCTAAACCTGGAAGATTTGGCGGAAACTCTGCATCTGTTGTTCCAGGTAAAAATCCAGGACAATTAAAAAAAGCAGTTTCTTCTTCTGGTGTAACTTATTTTGTTGTTGGATTTAATCTGAGATTTGGAAGTCAAGAAAGTAACATTGATATTAGATTGACTAATTCAACTCCAACTGACACGACAAAGGGATTGAGAATTCTAATTAACAGTCTTGATTATAGATTTAGCTTAAATTCAGTTGCAGTTTATTCAACACCATACTCTGGACTTGCAAATACCTGGAGACACATTGAATTATTAATTCCGATTACTCCATCTGCCGGAACTCCAATTAGACTTTATGTTGATGGAACTGAACGCGGGACAAGTAGCACATCAATGAATTATGATGGTACTTTCACACTCTATATTGCTGGAAACAGCGAATATCGAGTCGATGACTTTTATGTCGTTGATAATACAGGAACAAGAAATAATGCAAAAATTGGAACAGAGTTGTATATTCCAAGAATTGAAATGTTATCGCCAACAACTGATGATACAGTAAATTTCACAAACAGCAATGGAACTGTATTATCAACATCATTTGATGCAACATTTACTGATCCACATGAATTTTTAATTCCTCTTGGAGTTACAAATATTAGCTATTTAAATGAGACAGCTTTCAATTTTAGATATATTGCAAGATCAACAAGCAGTTTTCGTACTTCTCCAGCCTGTCTTGCTTTTAATAACACTTCTGTATGGATGGAATTTACAACAGATGCAGTATCAATGTCGTTTTGGGCTAGAAGTGCATCAACTTCAACTTTTCCAATAATCATAAATGGAACAACAAACACTTTAAATTTAACAACAACTTATCAACAATTCACATATTCATTAACGCCTCAATCAGTAATTAGATTTGGTCCACTTGCAACAGGATCTGCTATTTATATTGATGATTTATCATTAGATTATACAGGCTCCTTGTCTGCTAGAGATATGAGTCAGACTCACAGTACGTTAAGTAAATTTATTACCTCAAACACTAATGGTGATTTGGCACAATTTAACATGTCAAATTTGTCAACAATCAATGATGTTAAAGGCGTTCAATTCAATTCTCTGTTTACTGAAGCTCAATCTGGCGTGACTGGTACTGTTAAATTTGTAATGAACGGTAATGAGATTGGATCGAACAAGACTGTTACTGGAATTTTACAATCAACAACACCATATAATGTAGAGGCATTTGATGCAAATCCCGAAACATCAAACGCTTGGACAGCGACAGCTTTAAATGCAATTAAAGCTGGAATAAAGAATAAATCTTAAAATCTTAATTAATTAACTCTATTATTTCAACAAATAATAAAGAAAGTTATACAATATGAAGTATATATTTACTGATAACAATGATCGTATTAAAGGTGTATTTGATAGAGAAGTTCAAGTATCAAATTTAGATAATTTGTACAAAGTAGATAATGTAGAAGAAAATATTATTGGAAAAAGAATAGGTACAATGAGTCCAGAAAAAATGAAAATTGCAGTTGTATGTAATTGGAGAACTCCTTGTGGAATTTCTACATATTCAAAATATTTGGTTGACGCACTTAGATCTAAAGTAAATGAAATAAAAATATTTTCAGAAATTGAAGAAAAAGCTGATTTATCACATGATGTTGAAGAAAATGTTTCAAGATGCTGGGTAAGAGGTGAAACTTTAAAAAATCTTTCAAAAGAAATAAAAGATTGGAAGCCAAATTTTGTAATTATTCAGCATGAATTTGGAATATTTCCAAAAGCCACCCATTATTTGAAGTTTATTCAAGAATTAGAAAATATTCCATATGCTATTGTTTTACATTCTGTGTATAAATCTCACATGGATAAAACAATATTCACATCTGTAGCAAAAAATATTATTGTTCATTCTAATTCTGGAAAAGGTGCTCTTGAAAACCTTGGACACACCAATAATTTAATACGTGTTATACCTCATGGTTGTGTAGAATTTAACGATGTAAAAGAATTGTGGAATACTTTCCAAACACCATATGCAATAGTACAATTTGGTTTTGGATTTTTCTACAAAGGTGTAGATAGGGCAATTGAAGCAGTAGGAATATTAAAAAATAAATTTCCAGAAAAATACAAAGATATATTTTATTGTTATCTTTGCTCTGAATCAGCAAATGCAGTTGGAACACATGCTGAATACCAAAATTATCTTGAATCAATTATTGAAAAATTTAACTTATATGACAATATAGCAATTATAAGAAAATATAATTCAGACGAAATAATTAACAATTATTTAAGAACAGCAAAATTAGCATTATTTCCTTATGTAACTAATCCAAATAATATTGTTTACGGAGCATCTGGTGCGGTGCGTGTTGCAATGGCAAACCAAATACCAGTAATAACATCAGAAAGCAATATGTTTGATGATTTAAATAATGTTGTACCCAGACCAAGCAGTGCTGAAGAACTTTCAAAAGAAATTGATAAAATATTTTCAGATCATAATTATAAAAACAATTTAATATCATTAAACAACAAATATATACAAGAAAATATTTGGGAAAAAACTGCTGATAGATATCTTGACTTTATAAAAGATGTTTTGAAAAAAGAAAATTTTATAGAGATTGTTTAGAAACTCTCGTTCCATCCTTAAAGGCTAATTTAGTTTTATCTGAAAAACTCTTTAAATCATCAATAGACATATTCCATTTTTTAACATATTCTTCTATTGCACCAATCATATCTGATAATTCAACTAACATTAAAACAGAATCGTTTTGCATAGATGCATCTTTAGCTTCAAAAAATTCTTCTTCAATTTTAGAAAATTCACCAACAATACCTTTTGGTATTGTTGAAAGATGATATCCCATAATTACTCCTTTAAATTTAAAATAGAACTTAATCTTGGTTCCGCACATCCTGTTGCATAAATCCAATCTAAAAAATCACAACTTCTTATTCCATAAGATCCCAATTCTATTCCATTAAAAGTTATATCATAACCTTCATTAGTTTTTAAAATTTCAGCTTTACCATTTAAATATTGATTATAAAAATCAAAACAAATAGAAACAATTATTTTTAAATTAGATTCGTTAACATCACAAGTTTGAATTAATTCATTTTTAATAAAATAATTTCTATGAAGAAAATCAAGATTTTCTTCTCTAAAACAAGGTGTAACAGTTTGAAATTTGCCTTTTGGCAGATATCCATTCATATATTGAAGCAAAAAACTTTGCTCACCTGAGCCAACCAATCTAGCATCTTTATTATTTAAAGAAAATGGAATAGCATCTTTTGGCTTAGTAATATTGTCTATATAAGACGGAACAATCCAAGGTGTTTCTATTCTAACAAAAGAATATTTAGAATAAAAATCAATTGAATCAGAAATTAATTTAAAATTAATCATAATAATCCTTAAAAAAAGCCAACATCTTATTGTAAGATGTTGGCTTTTTATCATTCATGAAAAGATCCATCTTGGATAAAATTAGTCCATGATTTTGGCATCTGACCTTTATCATATTTAATTAAATTAAATTTTGGCTTTTTAGGAATAGACATTAATTTCATTGGAGAAGGTCCGTTCCAATTCTTATTTTTATCTGTTCTAAAAGCCTGTTCAGGTCTACGATCCGCTTTTTGAGAATTACATCCCATACAAGCTAAAATACAATTTGTCCAACTTGTAACGCCACCTTGTGCTCTTGGCAAAATATGATCAATTGTTCCAGAATCCTTATCAACTTTTTTACCACAATATTGGCAAATATAATTATCTCTTTTGAAGATAGTAGACCTGCTAAAATGCACTCTTGGAGATGGAATTTTATCAAATCCAGTTAAAATAATTATTTCTGGCACTCTATATCTTGTATGAGAACTTTGAATAAAAAGTTCATTTTCAGATGGAGTTAATTTTGACCATTCATTCCAAGAAAATAATTGATATGAACCAGATCCACCATCAATTATTTTTGCTTTTGGATTATCTTTTTCATCATAAGAACAAAGTAAAGTAATTGCTCTTTGTAATGATATTATCCCAATAGGACTCCAACTTTTGTTTAAAACTAAACATCGATTTTTTAATAAAATTCCCATTTTAGCTCTTTCAATCTAAACGTTCAAAATAATTCCTCCAAAGAACATTGTACAATCAAACTTTGTCATAATTAGATTCATAATTAATTCTACGATTATTTTTATCAAATGTTTGTTTTATCCAAAAACCACTTGAATTTTCAAAACGAACTTCGTTATTTCTTTCATCATATTCACGTTTTATCCAAAACCCAGATAAAGTTGCATAATAAATACAATTATTTCTTTCATCATATTCACGTTTTTCCCAATTACCATCTGAATTTTGATAAAAAATTTCATTGTTATTTTCATCAAATGTTCGTCTTTCCCAAGCACCAAATATACCAGCACTTATTGTCAGTTTATTATTAACAACACCAAATAGCTGGTAATATTCTTCCTTTGGAACTTCACGAATAATACGGATCTTATTTGTTACTGATTTATTACCTTGAGTAATTGATTCGCCAATATCTTCGATTTCTAATAGACGGAAATCATGTTGAATTGGATAATAATGTAAAACATCGATTGGATTTTGACAATAGTGAAATCCATAAACGCAAGGAATTGGTGTTCCTTGTAATTCATAAGATTGACCTATTTCAAATTTATGATCTCTGCAAATATAGTCGTAGGTAGCTTTATATCCAATTTTCATGTTTTATTTCTTTCTACTTTTATACAATTGTTATTTTCATCGTATGAACGCTTTGTCCAATTGCCTTCACTATCTTCATAAAAAATAATATTGTTATTTTCATCGTATTCGCGTTTTAGGCAATAACCATCTGAATTTTCAAAATAAATTATATTATTGTTTTTATCATATTCATATTTTTCCCAAAAACCACATTTATTATATAAATAAATTATATTATTGTTTTTATCATATTCATATTTTATCCAAAAACCATTTGAATTTTCAAAATAAATTTGATTATTTCTTTCATCATATTCTCGTTTTTCCGAATTTCCAAATGAAGTTTGGTAGAAAATTTCATTATTGTTTTTATCAAACGTACGTCTTTCCCAACTGCCATGTTTATTAGTAATTGTTAATTCGTTATTAACCACATTAAACAAAGAATAATATTCTTCTTTTGAAATTTCTCTTACAATACGAATTTTGTTCGTTACTGATTTATCGTCAGAATGAATACATTCACCAAGATCTTCAATTTCCAATAGACGGAAATTATGTCGAATTGGATAATGCTCTAAAACATCTTTTGAATTTACACAATAATGAAAACCATATTTGCAAAGAATTGGAGGTTTTTTTAGTTCATAAGATTGACCTATTTCAAATTTATGATCTTTGCAAATATAGTCGTAGGTAGCTTTATATCCAATTTTCATTTGAATTCAACTTCTTTAATACAAGGGTAAACTTCTTGTTACTTCATCAATTTTAACAGAATAGTCTGGACCTATAGCCAAACAAGTTTTTGTAGGAACACCATGAAATTCAGTACGACCAGAATCAGTAATTAAATTTGATTCTAAACCTTTTTCAAGAGCATCATTGTGAACTTTTAGCAATTCTTCTTCAGAATTAACATATAAACATATTTTGGAAAAACTATCATTTAACCATGTATTTTCTACTTCTGTTAACGGTATATTATTTTGCATTTTTTTAGTAAGAAAAGAAATAGAGGCATGGCTGCATTGTGCAATTTCCTTGCCTCTTCTCATTTTCAAATCTTTTCTTACAACAATTACTTGTTTGGTTACTAATGGTTCACTCATAATTATCTCAACTTAATAGTGCTTGCATTTGCTGATGGAATCACAATTTCTGAAAAGTTTTGATTATATCTATCTTCCATTTCCTTATCAACATCATCCATTACAAGAATTTCTGTTGCTGGAAAATCGTGTTTTGAACTTTTACAAAATGGCAAATATGGAATTGTTCCCATACCTTCATGAGTAAGAATAATTCTTAAACTATTTTCAATAGTTACAACATCTTTTTTATCATTCTTAATGACCTTGCCAATAATTTCATCACCACACTTAAACTTAATAAACTTTACACTCATTTTAAAACTCCTTAAATAATTTTGTTAGAATAACTTCGCCAAATTTCCAAATCAAATTCGGCAATTGTTTTACCACTTTTCTCTGCTAATTGCAAGAAAATTTCTTCTATTTCAAGATATTTTTTACCATTTGGTGTGCTTTTTGGAACATTATATCCTAATGAAGACAAATATTTTAACACATGTGTGTCCAAACCAGCATACCTAGCATTCTGCCTACTGTGAATGATAAAACATCTACTTGTCTTCATTCCAATGCCTTTTATCTTTTCAAGATCTTCTGCTGTACAAGACCTTAAATCCAAATTTGAATTTGCTAATTGCCAAAAAGTAATAGATTTATTGTTAAAACAACCAATTCCACAACTTTTCATCAAAAATGGCAAATCAATTAAACCCTTTAATTTAATTAATTCAAAAGGTTTAATTGATTTGTTGTCAAGAAATTTATCCAAAGATAAAGAGGCAGTTGTAGCCTTTTTCCCAGCAGCAAGAACCCAAAATAAAATAATTTCTTCAAGTTCATAATCAGACAAATCGTATCTTGTAATATTATTTGGATCAATCATTGATTTCTAATTTCAGCAATTATTGATTTAACAATTTTACCATCCATAGGAATATCTTTTGATTTCAAATAAGATGCAACTTGTTTCATTGCCAAACCTTCACTAAATTCAGCAAGAATTAAATTTCTAACTTCTTCTGTGTTTAACAAATCTTTATATTCTTGCTGAGTTGGTATTTTAGGAACATAAGATTTTAAAATTTCATTTTCTTTTTCAAGTTCTTCTGAAGGAGCTATCGACATTACTTCTAAATTATTTTGAATAGATTTCATAATTATTTTCTGAATATCGGCATCATGAACATTGGAATTAGATAATCCTAAGCCCAATCTTCCACATTCAGCTAATACAACTCTAAGAATATTTTTTTTAGTAGAATCTTGTTTCAAAATTGCTTGCTTCAAATCCGACTTTAACAATTCAAATAAACTACTCATTTTCACTCTTTCTAACTGCAATGGTAAAATTATAAACATGTTCGTGACCATTACGAATATATTTTTTAAATTCGATTTCAATCGAACAAGAAGACCTTTCCCAGCCTTCTACTCTAGAAGAATGACCATCTTCATCAATTTCAAATTTAAAAAGTGCAAATTTATATGCTGCATCAGATGCACGATCGAAATTAGCTTCAGATCTAATGACAGAATGATCAAAAACTTCGTTAATTTTATACATAAACATTTTCAATTTCTTTCAAGAAATAATCTGGCGAGACTCGAACTCGCGAAGCAGCCGGACGGCGGCAGAAGTACCCACTCTTCCTCATAATATTTAAATTATCACGTCTATGCCACAGATTAACCACTATCACTTTTCGAAGTACGATTCCCTAGATAGTATCAGTAGCTGCATTTGGTTGTCAGCCCCCGCTTTATAGCCCAAGCTGCCAGGCAATTCTATTGTACAATCAAACTATCAGAAAGTAAACCAGTAGGATTTAATAAATTTTCAGGTTGAGGTTCATTTAAATTCCAAGACAAAAAATCTCTAAAACCAATTTTGTATAATTCTAAATGAAGCATATAATTACTGTGATTTTTTATATCTTTTCGAATTTTATTTTCTTTTAAAACTGGAATTACGTAACCAATTTTTTGTCCAGCAAATATTTTTTGATTTAAAATACATTCAGGATATATTTCACCATAATTTATTACACCAGATTTTCCTTCAATCATAACTCCAAATGTAGTTTCCCACCAAGGCAAATTTACTTCTGGTCCTGTAAAATAATCTATTTTTACAACCATACCATCTTCAATTGCATAAACATCTGAACCTTGTTCACAATATAAATCTATTCCTGTATGAACATCATATTTTCTTATGGCACCAAAATTACCAGGATGATCTTTTCCTATTGGTAATTTGTATTTTTTTAATGGTGAAAAATTCATATTCCACAACTTTTTATTATTTTTGCATTAGAACTAATAACGTGTCGACTATTACCACACACAGAAATGTTTTTTATACATTTAACAACTGAATTTTTAATTACTGGTTGTTCTGTATATGCAGTTCTTTGATTATTTAATGGTTTATATTTACCATGAGAATCACCCAATCCACGACCAGTAACAGAAGTAGCAGGCATTTTTACTCGTCCTTTGTAATTAAATGCATATAAAACACATATTTTTTCTCTAAATCACCAGGTTTAGGTTCAACTTGACGATATTCTATATCAATTCTAGTATTTTCGTTTTCTAATGAAATCATCTCTTTTAATCTACAAATAATAGAATTTATAAATTCAGGCGTCCCTGTAATACGTAAACCATCTGATCTAAATCTTGTACCCTTATGATGCTTAGATACAGCATTCATCTGAATAGGTAAATTTGGTCGCAAATTCTTCCAAAATTGAAGAATTTGCGACTTTTTAGCTTTCCAAGGTTTAGATTGGTAAGATGTAAATTCGTTATATGTTTTTAACGCCATAGCTTATATATTAATTATTTGAATTATTTTTAGGAATTGGAGAAAAATCAGGTTTCATTCCTTTACCTCTAATAGACAATCTTTCATTGTAATTGAAGTTTTCAATTCCTTTTCTGTTTTTATCATAATTATATTTTTCAATATATCTATATCTAAGATGTGATCTTATGTCATTTTTTGGCTTAACTTTATCTGAGTTTTTAGGACAAGAAGGACAATCATCACAACTTGGACAGTTTCCGTTAACTCTAAATTTAGCATAAACTGGACTTTGAGATTTGACTGCCTCTAATCCTAGTAAATCAGCTTTAACAATTCCAACAAAAATTGTTAATGTTAATAATGCAATTAATGTTTTTTTCATAGTAAAATCCTTTTTAAGAAGAAAAATTAAAAATTTATATTCAATGTTTGATCATAAACACTAAATATTGAAGTTATTTTTTGGAGAATCAAATAAATGATTAAAGTAAAGAAATCAATTAAAAATGATAAGGTTCAAACAGATTTAAATGATAAATTACAAACACATGATAATCACAATATAATTATCCAACAACTTGATAAAATTAAAGAAATAAATTCAAGAATTCTTTTGAATTTAGAAAAAGGCTTATCTACTAACAATATCTAAAAGTAACTTCTTTTTTGTGTGAAAAACTACGTGCAGATAAAACATCACATGCATGACAAAAAGCACCAAGAGAGTTCATTATAACTTTTCCATAATCTTCATTTTCACCATGTATATACTTAATTGCACTCAACTCTTCATTAGTTAAAATTATTCCGTGTTTTGGTAATTGGTATTTAAGATAATTATCTTTGTCAAAAGATAAATTTAATTCTGTACTGTATTTCCATAATTTTTCTATATCATGAAAATAACAAACCATAAAAACAGAATCAAAATTAAAATCAAAATTAATTTTGAATAAATGTTCTGCTATAAATAAAAATTGTTCCAAATGATCTCTATAACCACCTTCCCAATATTGGTGATTTATATTTGATCCTCTAGAAACATTAAACAAATGTAAATACATATTATGAAATTCAATTAATTTATTTCTTCTGTCTGGATAAATTAATTCAAAATATTCTTCAATCTTTTTCATAAATCAATTATCTTTCATTTTTATGACAATTACATTTACAAGTTAAATGTTTATTTTTATAATCTATAAATTTTTTATATTTAAACTTATTATAAACAGAAGTAATGAACCAAATGAACGGCAACATTAATAATGAAAACAATTCAATTGTTCCACCACATATACAACTAAACATAATTATTTTCTAATTGAATAAATTTTAATAATTCCGTCTTTTAATTTTAATTCTGCACTTCCAGTTTTGTGAAGGCTATCCCAATAATCTAAATAATATTTAGATTGCTCTTTAAGATCAAACTCTGCGTCTGACAATTTTGCAATTGCTGCATTTAAAATTAAACCAGAAATATCATCAGCATGAGTTATTCCATAATTATTTTTCATAAAAACAACTATAGGTGATTCATTTGACCATAGATTTAAATCATTTCTCAAATCTCTGCCGTCATTATGATGCCAATAAGGATTATTAAAATTTTTGTTATTAAAATTTTTAATTAAAAAATTAACTGCATCGTCAAATGTTTTTACACGAGAAACTTTTTTCTTTTTAAAAAAATTAAACATCAATTTTTAAATCTTTCTTTAAAATATTTAAATCTACAAAAGCATATCTTTCAGTTGCATCTTTAATTTTATAATGATTTTTTAATATAAATTTCCAATCACTTTTTGAAAGTAAAGCAGCACGTCTCCACGAAGAAGTCCAAAAAAATAACTTAGCACCTCTATAGAACTTTTTATCTTTTATTCTAAATAAAAAAACATAATCTTCTGGAAGAAATAAATCATTATTTATTACAAAATTTATATTACACATAATTACACTCCACAACTTTACAGTAGTTTTGAAAAATTGTAAACTAAAACTTCAAAATTTTCTTTGTCCATTCTTCGCCAAAATAATTTTTACAAAAAGATCTAAATTCTTTTCCGTCTTCACATGTTTTAATCTTTTCCAAATAATTTAAAGATAATTGATCATTATTTAAATATTCATAAGATCTCTCTAAACTCCATGTTAAATATTTTTTAAATTGTTTATCATCATAATCAGAATCATATTTTTCTACAGCCATAGCAACACAAATAGAATAAACATTAAAATTAAACATACTTAAAATTGAATCTGATCTATCATTAATTTTAAGATCAAGATGACATGCTGCTCCATTTGTATATGCTACCCATTCATCAAAAACATATAAAGGAAAATCATTCCAATCACGTGTTTGTTGAACAAGATATAAATTGTAAGATCTTCCTCTTAAAGAAGGAGGAATTAATGGAGCAATTTGATTTATTTTAACATTTGGCTCTTCTATTACAACTGCTCTATTTTTTAATACATAAAATGCATTGATCCTCCCGCCACCAACAACATTTCTATATTCTGTTGCAGTTTTTATAATTGTTCTTCTTGAATTATATTTATTTCTTATAACTGAATTTATGCCATGAGTTGTTTCATGTGCCCAAGTGACCTTATCAGAATCAACATACTGATGTCCTGCTGGCATATGACTTTCTATATCACTTAAAACAATACCTAAATTTTTTACATCTCTTATTGGTAAAAATTCAACAAATTGAGGTTCAATTCTTAATTCAATATTTTCTTTTTTATTCTCTTGAATTGGATTAATTTTTATATTTTCTTTTTGTTCAACAACCAAATTTGTAACTTTCTTGTTATAAGAAATCAAAATAATTAAAATAGAAAAAAAGCACAAAATTATAAATTGATTTTTTTTCATAAAACCTCCTTGTTTTATTATCTATCTAACATAGCACAGAGTTTTTATAATTTTTATTATTTGTTAATTTAAACAAGTTACATAATATGAGAAAATTGATTTGGGACCAGCCTCAATTGTAAATTCAATTATAAATTTTTTTAAAAAACACAAAAATTTATATTTACTTTTATAAATTATATTAAATTCATCTGCTTTGTCAAATAATGAATTGTTTTGTTTTTCAATCAGGCAATACATTAGTTGTAAATCCAATTATTACATCTTTTTCTTACAACAAGTTCAATAAAAGCTTCAACATCTTTATCTGCAAATGTTTGATCCACTCTTGGTCTTGAATTAATTAAATTGTAATCATAATTTGTGTCTATTAAACTCAATTTAATTATATCTGCTTTTTTTCCCAAACGTGGAATTAAATCAAACATGTTAATATGATTATTACTCCAACTAAATTCTTTCCAGATAGAAAAAGTCCATTTATGATCCGTATTCCATGCAGAAGGAAATACGCCTTGCTCATATAAATCTTCGTCTGGAACTGTAACTACAAGATAGCCACCAGGTTTAACTAATTTAAACCAATTAACTATTGCGATGTATGGATCTACCATATGTTCTAAACATTGTGAAGAATGAACAAAATCATAACTTTCAATTGGCTTGTAATCATTAATATACTGAGCATTCCCATCAATTAAATCAAATGATTGAACCGTTTCAATTAATGGAAAACCATCTTCTTTTTTTAGAATATCATGTCCACATCCAATATCAATTCCCAAACCCTTAAATACATTGTTAACAAACAATGTATCATTTTTTCTTCGTTTAGAAGCTTTTGTTGTTTCGTTACACATAAAATATTTTATGTAATTTCGTTTTTAACGTCAATCGTTTTTACGTAAAATCTCAACAATGAAGAAAAAACAAAAAACTTGTAGTTGTTGTACATTAACTAAAAATTACAATGAATTTCCTTATAAATCACAAAAGAAACAGTGCAAACAATGTCTGAATAATAAACAAAATGAAAGAAGAAGAAAAAGAACTCAATGGCTCGAAGAATTTAAAAAATCATTAAAGTGTCAAATTTGTCAAAATGATGATTTTAGAGTTTTAGAATTTGATCACTTAAATGATAAATTATTTAATGTGGGAGATGCTGCTTGTTTCGGACTAAGTGTAGAAACGATAAAAAATGAAATTAAAAAATGTCAAGTTTTATGCGCTAATTGTCACAGAATTAAAACTTATGAAGAAAGAAAATTTAAACCAATTCAGGAATAATATTTCTGTTATCCAATAAAAATTGAGGTCGTCCTGTTGGATCGTTTATTGTTGAATTCATAACATCAATTCCTAAAGTATGATAAACCGTAGATAATACTTCTTGTACATGTACTGGTCTAGAAGCAACTGATTCTCCAAGTCTATTTGTACTACCTATTATTTGTCCCGTTTTTAATCCACCACCAATCATTAAACAACTATTTACTAATGGCCAATGATCTCTTCCCCCATCCTTATTTATTCTTGGAGTTCTTCCGAATTCACCCCAAACCAAAACTAATGTGTCATCTAACATAGATTTAGAATTTAAATCTTCAATTAAGGCAGACAAACAATTGTCTAATTTTGATCCATGATCTCTAATTAAATCAAAATTATTTCCATGACTATCCCATCTTCCATAAGATAATGTAACAGATTGTACTCCAATTTCGACTAATCTTCTTGCTATTAATAATTTAGAATTATCAGTAGTTGCACCATCGTATTGAAAATTAAAAGGTCGTCCAGTTCCATATCTAACTTTTAATTCTTCTGATTCAGAATCCAAATTTAACGCATCTGCAAGTTTACTACTAGTCAATACTCCAAATGCTGCATCTCTAAAACTACTAACTGATTGATACTTTTCTAAATCTGAATTAACTTTGTCTAAAGAAGATAATAAAGCTTTTCTATCATTTAATCTATCAAGAGAAATACCATTTAAAACCAAATCATCCATTCCATTTCCATTTGGATTAAATGAATTATATGCATTTCCTAAAAATCCACCAGTGCCTCCATAACTCCAAGGTAAATGCTGAGTTCTTTCATTTAAAATTACAGAAGAAGGAACTGACAAATCTTTTTGACCATATATTTTTGATAAAACAGAACCTATTGATGGTCTGCCGCCTATACTTTCCATGTTTTTTCGATCATATCCAGTTAAACATTGATGAGAATCATGTGCATCTAAAGAACCAGTAATAGATCTTATAATTGATATTTTATCCATCAATAATGCTAATTTTGGAAAACATTCGCATATTTCAATTCCGGAAATTGATGTTTGTATTGGTGAAAATTCACCTCTAATTTCACGTGGAGCATCTTTTTTAATATCCCAAGTATCCAAGTGAGATGGTCCACCAGCTAAAAATATATGAATAATTGATTTTTTAGATTTAGGCTTAAATTCATTTGAAAACACATTCATTCCACCAAAAGCAGACATACTAAATCCACCAATTTTTAAAAATGATCTACGATTTAAATTACAGAATTTATTTGTTTTTCCAAATATAGTTATCATAATATTTTATCCCAATTATTTTAGTTTTATTAATAAATAAGCTAATAAAATTAAAATGAATTTTAAAAATTGAATCAAAATTGAAAGTATATTCAACAATATATAGATATAAAACAACAATATTCTAATATTTTAATGCGAGCAAAAATAAATAATGAATTTTAAAATTTGGCTAGAAAACAATATATTTAAAAAATATACATCTCCTAATTCCTTAATGCAAGAGTCAGAAAATGGATTCTTGACCTTTTCATATTACAACAATATTAACACAGTATTTTCAAGTGATTACTTTATAATTCATTCACAAATAAATAATTATGTAGAGAAAAATTTTAATATTCAACCAGATGAAGATATTGTTTTAGAAGGAAGAATATCAAGAATATTTGAGATAAATAATCAAAAATATGTTTTAATTACAACTTGGACTCAAAGACATATAGGAAAAATTGATAAAATATTAAGTTCTATTATTAATAATAATAAAAATATGTATAAATCAAAAGATATAAAATATATTTTAAAAATAGATAATGTATCAACTGAAACAAATATTATTCCAACTGAATCTAATATAAAATATCAATTTTTAGATAATAATGATTTACAAAATAAAAAAGAAAAAACTGATCCAAGTGGTTGTCCAAAAATAGATTTTGTCAACATGATGTCAAAATTACACTATGGAAATCAAGAAGAGAAATTAAAAATAATTGTACAAGTATGTAACTGGAAAGATATACCAGAATGTCCAGTATATTCAAAACAACTAAAACAATTAAAATCAAGATGTAATTGTGACAAAATAAACCAAGAATATAAAGCTATGTTAAACTTAGCTAAATTAAAAACAACCGAAAGCAAAAAAATAATATCATTTAATGAATGGATTTTAAATGAAATGGCTGTTGTAAGCAGAGAAAGAATATTTATTGATGAAAATGATATTAAATATCTTTTACAGTTCCCATTAAAAGACTGGACAAGAGCACTTAAAATAAGATATAATGATCTCTTAATAAGATATATAAAAAATGGACAATTAATAAATGCTCCACAAACAGAAATAGTTGAAATATCTCATTATGGCAGAAATTATCAAATAAAAATAAATCCATATTTGCAAAACTTATTCAAAAAATTAAAAATGGCAAATTATGATTTTTCAGGCTCTAACAGTGAAACAAATGAATCTTTATTTTATAATCCAATGAATATTAATATTGCTTATAAATTAATAAGAAATTTAGTTTCTACAATTACTCCAGAAAATTTAAAAAAATATCAAGAAGAATATTCTAGATTGTTTTTAGGAGTTAGCCCAAACATGCTTTCAAAAACAAATATTAAAAACCTTAAAAGCATTTCGACCTATTTAGATCCAAAACCAAACGTTGTTTATTTTAGTCCAAATCATGTTAAAAATCAAAGAAATGATGCAGAACCATCTATGGATTCTGAAACTTATTCATTAAAGAAAAAATTCAATGAATTAAGACCATTAATTTCAATTCAAGCTAAATCAAAAATGAAATACATAATTGATGGCTACAATAGTATTAATGTTTATTATTGGAGCAATCCTGCAAGATTTAAAAAATTAACATTAGAAATTGAAGAATATATTTGGTTAAATTTCAAACAAGAAAAATTTCAAAATCCAATTAATTTGCCAAGCATTATTTATAATAAATTATTATCAAAAATGCAAAATGGACTTGTTTCTAGAAGAAATGAAGAAAGTTTAAGATCACTTGGTGTTAACTTAAAAAGTTTAACTACACAAAAAGGTGGAAATTGGACTTTAAAAAGTATAGAACAAGTTCTCAAACAAACTCAAAATCATGAAGAAAGAGCTAATATATTCAAAACAGGAAAATCAAATTAATTTTCTTCTATAATTTTCAACATTTTTTCTGCTTCTTCTAAATCAGATTTTTGTTCTTCTTTTGAAAGATCTTCGTAAGAAGTAGCAATTTGCCTTTTCCATCTATCAACTGATTCTTTAGGAATTGTTACAGAACCATCTTTGTTTTCAATTGATTTAGAAAATAAATGTGTCATCCATCTTGACCATGCATCATGTGCGTAATCACCAAGTTTGTTTTTTACTTTAAATCTACTAAATGCTTTCATTATTAAATTCCTTCTGCAATATGTGCATCTAAATAATTTTTTATATTTAATTGTTTACAATATTCTTTTATAAAAGACTCTGACTCTTCATTAGTTAAATTATCACCAACACAAATTCCTTGTCTGTGTAACATATCATAAAATGAAGAACCTTGATTCAAATTAGCCTCTATTGATGATGTTTGTAATCCATACGGAAAACAAATCTTCTCTTGAAATGCTAGATCTTTTCGATGCCATTAACGCTGTGTTTAAATTATGTGGAGTCTTCATTATTAAATTCCTTTGAAAAAAAATCAAAACAAAAAATCATAATTTTTCTACCATTTCATCAAATATTATTTCAACATTTGAATCTTTGAGTAAAGAAAGTGAATTGGTAAAATCGCTACCAGGTTTATATTTTTCTTCCATAAAGCCAAACATAAATTAAATACCTTTCACTTTTGAAAACTTAGAATAAGAAATTTGAGAAGAACAAACTTTTCTTAAAAACTTTCTTAAATTTTCTCTTCTTCTAGAAGGCGAAATAAATTCATCACAACTATTTTCAATCAAATAATTTGTTGCTTCTATTGCCTTTTTCTTCAAAGAAACCGGAAGTCTGACTTGATTGTCCAAAAATAACGCTGCAAGCATTTGCCATGATAACGCATCGTATTCATCTTTAATATTAGATTTGATTTTTTTTACAATTTTATTGTAATTAACAATCAAAAGATGTCTCTTATCGCGTGGAACTACTGTTCTATTTTGTTTAAAACAATCAAATATCTGATCATCATCTTTAAAAATGCATGCATTTTTAATAAATTCATAATGTTGAGATTGAGTGTTATCGCCACCATAAATTCCGAAACTTGTCCAACCCATAAATAATTCTCCTATAAAATATGACTAAAAAAAAATCAATTATTTTGATCCCAAACACTGGTTATATTTTTTGTTGTAACACAATTGCTAAAGAAATTGGAAATTAATGAAAACAAAATTTTAATAAAATTATCAAAACTAACAATAGATTCAGAATCATAACCACAAGAATCACTACAATTAAATGTTTTTGGCAAATTTACAATAACCTTTTCAAAATCTTTTGAAACATCAAAATATAAACTCACATTCTTCCAATCTGGAAGATATAAATCTATACATTTAACTCTCACAAAATCAGCTTGTGGTGCTGGACACACAATTATTCTGAATGTATGTTCTTGTCCATATAAATCTTTAAAAAAGATACTCAAATAGTGTTTTATATTAAACTGATCTGATTTAACTTCAAAATATTTATTTTGAAGTGGATCAAGATGTTTAAATTTAGAAATAAGATCTATAAATAGATCATATTGTGTCAAAAAAGAACAAAAATCTTTAACAAGTTGTCCAGATTCTGATTGTGCTTTTTGAGCATATATTTTTTGTTCTAAAAGAGAAAAAGATTTAGTTAAAAATTCATTCTCTTTTTTATCTTTTATATGTTCTTTTATGTCTAATAAATCTTTTGCATACATGACAATATTCCTTAAAAATTTTTTTCTAAAAAACTATACTTTTAAAATTTAATTCATTTATCAAATTACTTAAATGATTTTTATCACCATCAGGTTCTGAAATATCAGGCTTTTCTTTGAATTCCATTAAATTAACTAACTTGTAGTTATTAAGAACTATTTGTTCATGTTCTTTCAATTTAATTTTCTCTTTTTCTGTTAATTCAGATAGAGAAAAATTAGAAATCAATTCATCAATATTAGCAGACATATTAACTAACTTAATTTTAGTTTTAGTTGCCAATCTAGGAACGCCTTTAATGTTATCAGATGAATCTCCATCTAATGATTTGTATAAAGGAATTTTGTAAGCTGGAACTTGCCACTTATTAAATGCTGCTTCTCCGTTTATTAAATCGCTACCACTTTCAACATGAACTATTGAATTAATAAATTGTTGTAAATCTTTATCTCCAGATACAATTAAAATTCTTTTTTCTTTATTAGATAATACAAATTTAGCAATTTGTTCATCTGCCTCTTCAGAAGGATTATACAACGTATTACACAAATGTGAAAAAACATCTTTCAATTTGTTAAGTCTTGGAGTCCAATCACCTTCATTAGCATTTACTTTTACACGTCCAGCTTTATAATTTTCTGTCAATCCCTGACACCGTTCAGGCTTACCATCCCATGCTAAATAAATTTTTTCTTGACCATATTTTTTTATATAACTTAAAACTTTTTTAATAAATCCATATTCTAAACCTACAAATTGATCATTATATTTTAAATCTCTAACCGCCCACCAGTGCCTATATGCCAAATTATAACTATCAATTACCAAAAAATCATAAGCCATACAAAATCCTTAAAAAGAACAGTTAGATTGTAGTGAATGTGACCTTTTAGTGAAACTTTTTTTTCAAAAAAGCATTAAAAAACAATATATAACAAAAAAAAGGACAAAAATGATAAGCTTCAAAGAATATAAACAAAAACAATCAATAATGGAAAATTTTTTAAATTTTTCACCAAAAATCAATGATTTTTTAAAACAAGTTGAATTAGCAAAAAATGATGCAGAATTTCCAGTTCATGCTCCAACCGTTGATTGGTTTATTGAAGAAACAAAAAAATATTTTTTTTCAAATGAAGAAACTGGTTTTGATAAAATCAAAAAACCAACATTAGTAAAAAATAAATTGTACAAAAAAAATTCTTTAAGCGCTGAACAAAGAATGGATTATTTAACTGATCTTTTTATTCAAACAAAAAATAACTTAAAAAGTTATGGAAGCATTGAAGCAATATATAATACAATTAAACAAAATATAAAAGAAATGCATGATGCTGGATCTTCCAAAGATGAAATAATCTATTATTTAACAGATAGCAAATATAGTTCAAAATTTAAAAACATTACAGATTGGAACGAATTTGTTAAAACTATAAGAAAACTTGCTGAAGATGTAGCCTCTGAAGTTTTACCAACTCAAAAAACTATGGCTACATTTTTTAATAATTTTTATGTATTAATGCTGAATTTACCAAGCAGTTTAGATTCTCCAACATTATCTGAAATTCAGACTTATTTTCTAGAAAAATTCGCTCATAAAAAAGGTCAAAAATATACCTTTGATGATGGATCAATTTGGAGCGAAAATAATTGGATGCGAACTAATTTTCACAATGGTGTTGTTGTTTAATACTATTGAAACCTTGCATTATTGTTGAAATAATATTTTTTAATTGCTCTTGAAGAATCTTTATATGTTTCAATAAGATACCTAAATCCATGACTATTACTATAAATATAGTAATCATAATGTTTATTTGTGTATTCAGATATCATCGGACCTGTGAAACACAAATAAGCTTCTCGTTCAATTAATGTTGGGTCCACCTTAGTGTATTCTTCGAAAAAATCTGGATTCCTTTTACAATGAATAATAGTTTTGCTTTCTTGTTTTTCAACATAAAATCCAAATAGATTATTCATTTCTTCTTTATCGGTTATTTCTCTAACAATTTTCATTTTATTAGTAGCAAATTTACCCTCTTGCAGATCAACATGAATTTTGCCCAAAGCTTTTACTTCAAAAAAATTTGATGAAGCAAAAATTGGATAATAATTTAAAACATCATGTGGATTTATACAATAATGAAAACCATTAAAACAAACTACAGGCTTTTGTTTAATTTCATATGTTTCACCAACATTATATTGAAAATCATTCATTCCTTTATAGTTATAAGTAGATTTATATCCAATTCCATATTTGTATCTTTTATAAATATCAAATAAATTAAACATTCAAAACCTTTCTGGATAATTACAATAATGAAACCCTTGCCAATGAATTAATGGCATACCCTCTAAAGAATACTCTTTTCCAACTTCATATTGTACATCATCATGTAGTGACTTACAATTAATCGTTGCTTTATAGCCAGCGTTGATCATACAATTTCCAACCTTTATAACTAATTTTTCTAAACAATTTGTCTTTACTTGTTTTTTTGTTTCCACTAACAAACCTGAAATATTTCATATGGTTTTCATATTTATATTCTTCAATATAATTGTTTTTTTCCATGAAAATCAATCTGCCATTGTTATCATATGTTTTTTTGTACCATTTATTATTTTGATTGTTATAATATACAATTTGATCTTGCTCATTCCATTTGTATTCATCGAAACCATCTTCATGCCACAAACAATAATAATTTTCTTCAATTTTGAATTTACATTTTAACAAAAATTCTAATTCAGAATGATCAGTTATTTCTCTTAATATTTTAATTTTATTTGTAGCACGCTTATCACCCTCACAAGATGTTTTCCCAATATCTTTTATTTCCAGTAATTTAAATTTTGGATTAATTGGGTAGTATCTTAATACATCTTTTGGATTTTTACAATAATGAAAACCACAATGACAAGTAACTGGTCTATATGGCAATTCATAAGTTTGACCAATTTCGAACTTATGATCTCGACACATATAATTATATGTTGCTTTATAACCTACTCTAAACAGATTGTTTTTTATACGTTTTAACAAATTCACAGCACTATTCCTTATACATAAAATCTACAACGACTCTATCGCTCATAACGTCATTTGTAAACTCTTGTTTGCTCAAATAATTTTTAACAAATTTTTGTTCAACAACTTTGGCAATTTCAATTAGATCAGAACTAGGATTTAAAATCCTTACACATTCCGACATAGAAAATACATTTTCTTTTAAATAGGAATTTTTCAAAAAATTAAAATTTAACCAGACATAATCCAGAAAATTTAACAAATTCTGCTCTTTTGTTGACATCGTTAACTCCATTAATTGTGAGCTAAATTATACGAATCAACCTCAAGTAATCAATAATCTTTTTAAAGCAAGTCAAACAAATTCATCAAAATCAAAAAGTTTTAATTTTCCATTATCAATTCCTATATTTTCTGATTTTAAATCAGTAAAAATAAAACCTGTAGAAAAATAAATGTTTTTTATCATCTGCCAAATTTCAATCAAATAATTCATTTGTTCTTCAGTTTCTATTCTATCAATATAAAAAGAAATTTGAGGATTAGTTTTAATATTATCTTTTAAATATTGATAAATTTGATTATCAGAAACAGTTTTAATCAAATTTGCAATTTCTAATTTAGGTTTATTTGTAATATAATATCTAATTGCATAAGCTGGATGGTCAATTATTGAATTTGACATTTCTAACTTTTTTTGAACAATACAAAAAATATCTTGATTAACAATAAATGAACCTAAAATTGCTACTTCATTAGGACACTTTTGTTTTAAAACTTGTGAAACATCATATTCTTTTTTATTTCTGGTTAATTTTATTACTTTATCACCAAGAAAATAAACCTGACCATATGCACCTGAATGTGTGGACGCTTTAGGTGGAATACTCACATTTACAGATAATGACCTCAAATTATTTAAAAAATCTTCATTTTTAAACAAAATTCCAAAATTATCTTTAAAAGATTCAAATAACCAAGTTTTAAAAGTTTTCATGATTTATATATTTATTTCAATGCATCTCTAACACACTTTTCTACTTCTTCTTGTGAAATACTAATGTTCTTTCCGGTTCTATAGTGTATAAAATCACCAAAATCTATTTTTTTAAATAGATTTTTTTTAACATCTTCATATTTTGGTTTAGATAATTTTTTATTATAAAATAAAGCAAAATATTTATAACACTCACCACCTTTTGGTGGAAAACAACCCAATTCAATAGAATAACAAGCTTTTGTATCTTGAATTTCATGATAATCATTAAAAATTTTTATTTTCATTTTAAATTAAGCCTTTTCATCAAAATGCTTATCCAAATGACCATTTTCAATCTTCCAATTTTCTATTATTTTTTCATATAAATCAGAATAATAAGTAGCCATATAAGTGCATATTTCACCTTGTGATGGTTCAGAAGAAAACACATCACCATTTGTGTGTTCAAAACAATAAATTTCATCTTCATGATAATGGTTTGAATATTGCTTTCCACAATTGCCGCAAGTATGCTTTTTCATAATATCAATCCCAACAATTGCAATCATACTGCAATGAACAAGAAACAACTTCGTCAGACAAACTTAATGCCCAAGTACGATCTGGTCCTATAGGACATTCACGATTCAATTGTGTCCACAATTCTTGTATTTCTTTATTCTTTTGTTTTATTTTTTCTTCAAGCTCTTTAAATTTATTAGTTTCTTTAAAAGAAAGAATTTCAGAAAAGGTTTTCGTCATAATTGTCCTCACCTTCATCGTATGATAGTAAAAAATCAACTAACACATCTGGTTTTGTTTCAGAAACTACTGGTCTTCTTTTACCAACTAAAAATTTTGGAGTTTTTGTTAACCAAGAGGCAAACAAAAAATTATCTGGAATATCCACTCTTATGCGTTTCATAAAAAACCTTTCAAAATAAATATTAATTATATATCAAATAATTGATGTTTCTTCATAATATGAAGAATATATTCCATTCAATCTTGCACATTCATTTTGTGCTTCTTCTAAATTTTCATATTCAATAATTTCATATTGATCATAAAATTCACAAGAATCAACATGAATTAAATAATCGACCCAAATCTCTTTACCCCAAAAAATAAAAATTTTGCCACAAAATTTTTCAATAGTATAATACGTTTCTATTATTTCATTAGTATCATTTTTTTTAACAACATGTTTCTTGATTCTAAATTCATTCATAATCTTCCTCGTAATCTTCTACTAAAACGTTAGAATAAACCTTCTCTTTTCCATCATTATAGTCTTTTATTCCCAATTCAATTTGTACATTTTTTATGTTCAAATTATGAATTTGCCCATAATGAGATTCCATGTAATCATCATTTTCATGCACTTTTTTAAAGTGCAAAACGCATTTAATTAAATCTTGATTTGATCTGAATTCTATTGAATCATTATTAGATGGATTCATAAACATATTTCCACCCATATCCAACAAAGTATTAATTGGATACTTTTGTTTATAATCATAATCTTTTTGATTTACAATAGTCCAAGAACATTCTTTTTCTAACCATTCAGCCATTTCTTTAGTTAAATGAAAACCACCATAATTTTCATTTAAAACAACTTTTAATTCTAACATAAAAACCTCTTAATCAAGTGGACATGGCAACTCGTTCAAATAATCTTTAATTTCTTTTCTTAAAGAATCATCCAATTCTCTACCTGTTAATTCAGATATTTTTTCCAAACCTATTTGATATAATTGTGGAGAGCACGCCCCCACGCCAGCAAACAAATAAAATGTTGCTTCCTTTACAGACATGAAGCAATCATCCAAAACAGAATTTGGAAATTTTTTATCTAATTCAGAAAACAATTCTGTGTTTTCACGACACTCTTCTGAAGTTATTTCAAAAGTGCTTAGAATTTCTTCATCAGACATATTATTTAAATTTTTAATCATTTTAATTTTTCTATTTTTATAGTTATTTTAATCTTTTCGGATTCAATCTGATAATCATCAACTCTATAACTAAGTGACATGTTGGTACATATATCACCATTTTCTTTTATAGTAACAAATTTTTGTTCTTCAATATCTTGTTGCTCATGTTGCTTGCAACCAGATATTAAAAATATTGAAAATATAGCAAATAAAAATTTAAAATTTGTTTTCATACATTTTTGTTTTTAAAAACCTTCTATCAGAATTATAGATAAATTCACACTTAACACCGTTATAATCTTCTAAAAAACATAAGTCTCCATGATGATTATAGCTGTATTTTGCCCAACGACCATCAGAAGATTCCCAATAAGTAACATTTTTGTCTGAATTAAACTCATGATATCTACCAAGTAATTTCAATAACTCAGTTTTATCACTAATTTCTCTAATAATTCTAATTTTGTTAGTAGAATAATTATCAGAATCAAAATAAGTATCTGCACAATTACTTAAATCTTCAATTTCTAAGAGTTTAAATTCAAAAACATAATCTTGATAGTGCAATAAAACATTAGAAGCTTTTTGACAATAATGAAATCCACATGAAAAAATACGTGGTTCAAATAATAATTCATATGAACTTCCAATTTCATACTTTTGATTTTTACAAACGTAATTATAAGTACCTTTATATCCTGTTTTCATTTAGACTCCAATTTTTGAATTTTTACAACATTTTGATCATATGTGTATCTAAATTCGCCATCAGTTGAATTTTTATAATAAGTTTTACAATCATTCTCATCGTACTCAAAACACTCATGATAACCAAATGAATCTTCATAATAAATTAATCTGCTATTTTTATTATATTTACGTTTAAACCACAGATTATCCGAGTCCGTGTTGAACACTAAACGATTTAATTCGTCATAGTAAAACTTTTTCCAATAACCATTTGTATATTCAGAATAAATTAAATTTTTGTTATCATCATACTGATGATAACTACCTAACAGATTTAAAAATTCTTTTTTATCAACTATTTCTCTGATAATTCTAATTTTATTAGTAACACTAATACGCTTAAAATAATCTAATTGTGTTTGACTACTTAAATCTTCAATTTCTAATAAATGGAACTCTTGATTGATTGGATAATAATCTAAAACGTCTTTTGGTTTTAGACAATAATGAAAACCATATTTGCAAAGAATTGGAGTTCTTGATAACTCATAAGTTTTACCAATTTCGAACTTGTGATCTCTGCAGATATAATCGTAAGTAGCTTTATATCCAGTTTTCATTTGAGTCCTATTTCTTTTGTTAAAAGATTATTATTTTCATCATATTCATGTTTTTCCCAATAGCCAAATGAGTCTTCAGAATGAATAAGATTATTTCTTTCATCATATTCACGTTTTGTCCAATAACCAGTTAGATATTCATAATAAATTGGATTGTTTCTTTCATCAAATTTTTGATTTATCCAATTGCCAAATCTGGTGAAGTATTTTAATTCATTATTGATAATTCCAAATAGTTGATAATATTCTTCTTTTGGAATTTCTCGAATAATCCGAATCTTATTTGTTACAGTTTTATCTTCTTTAACGATTGATTCTCCAAGATCTTCAATTTCCAACAAACGAAAATCATGTTGAATTGGATAATATTCAAGAACGTCAATTGGTTTTACACAATAATGAAAACCATATTCGCAAGGAATTGGAGTTCTTGGTAACTCATAAGTTTTGCCAATTTCGAACTTGTGATTTAAACAAATAAAATTATAGGTTGCTTTGAATCCAGTTTTCACTTATGTCCTCTTTCTGTTTTTAAGCAATTATTGCTTTCATCATATGTGTTTTTTTTGCCAATAACCATTTGATTTTTCATAATAAATACAATTATTATTTTGATCAAATTTGCGTTTTTTCCAATCACCAGATGAATCTTCATAATAAATTTCATTATTATTTTCATCATATGTTCGTTTTACCCAATAAACCCTTGAACTTTCAGAATAAATTAGATTATTTCTTTCATCATATTTGTATTTTTTCCATTCACCATTTGAATATTCAACATAAATTAAATTATTATTTTCATCATATTTGTATTTTTTCCATTCACCATTTGAATATTCAACATAAATTAAATTATTATTTTCATCATATTCATGTATAGACCAAAAACCATTTGAATATTCAAGATAAATACAATTATTTCTTTCATCAAACTTACGTTTTTCCCAATTACCAGATGACTTAGTAATTGTTAATTCGTTATTAATAATCCCAAACAAAGGATAATATTCTTCTTTTGGAACTTCTCGAACAACACGTAATTTATTTGTTACAGTTTTATCTTCTTTAACGATTGATTCTCCAAGATCTTCAATTTCCAGTAATCGAAAATCACGCGAAAATCACGTTTAATTATATAATATTTCAACACATCTTTCGAATTTACACAATAATGAAATCCATATTCACAAGGAATTGGAGTTCCTTGTAATTCATAAGTTTGACCTATTTCAAATTTATGATCTAGACAAATAAAATCGTATGTAGCTTTATATCCAGTTTTCATTTATGTCCTCTTTCTGTTTTCAAATAATTATTGTTTACATCATATGTGTATTTGTCCCAATAACCATTTGAATCTTCATAATAAATTTGATTATTTCTTTCATCATATTCATGTTTTACCCAATATCCACCCGACTCTTCATAACGAATTTTATTATTTCTTTCATCATATGTGTATTTTTGCCAATCACCATTTGATTTTTCATAATAAATACAATTATTTCTTTCATCAAATTCACGTTTTTCCAAACAACCAAATATGTTAACAAACTTTAATTTATTATTAACAATACCAAATAAAGGATAATATTCTTCTTTTGGAACTTCTCGAATAATTCGAATTTTATTTGTTACCGATTTATCACCTTCAGTAATTGATTCACCTAAATCTTCAATTTCAAGTAAACGAAACTTATGTTGAATTGGGTAATAATGCAAAACATCTTTCGGATTTACGCAATAATGAAACCCATATTGACAAGGAATTGGCTTATGTGATAATTCATAAGAATGACCAATTTCAAACTTATGATTGATACAAATATAATCATAAGTAGCTTTATATCCTGTTTTCATTTAACTTTTCCTTATGCACACAAATTTTGTGTTTGAAATGTAATTGAGTCTTTTAATTTATAATAACTAGGAAGCACTTTTTGTTTCATTCTCACTATTTAAACAAAACTCTTTAACATCAATGTGACGTGGCAATAAAACTGGAACAACGACATTGGTCAATAAATTGATAACACACGGAACATGAAGTCAATGCATCATAGTACCAACCCAAACAACATTTGTAAATCATTTCTGTTCTGGGTCTTGTTGTGGTTTGATTTCAGAACGATTTTTCATAATTTTTTTTATTAAAGAAATATGTATTCGTTTAAATTGAAAAACAGCGTTATCAAGATTAGAATCATATTTTATGATTCCAAAGTTTTCTTTTAACTTATTGTAATCTTCCAAATTCATACTGGCTCCAATGATTTTTGGATTGAAGCGAATACACTTCTTATTCTAGATATAATCTCTTTGTATTTATTATCAGGATTATATTCATATAAACTAAAACATTTACATATATCATCATGTGCGTAAGACGCAACCAATGTCATGCCATCAAATAACATAGCATGCTTACCAAAAAGACAAGATTTAATAAATTGATTAACTGTATTTTCTTCAGAAAGATTCTCTATGGTACTCATATCACCATTAAAATCTAAAAGTTTACACCACAAATTCTTTTTCATTAAAAAATCCTTAAAACATTACAAAATAATCTAAAGCCAAATCACACTCAGCTTTAATTGCCGAATCACACATTTTTCTCATGTTTTCATGCATTTTAGCAATATTCATTTTAGAAGTAAATTTCTCCCACGTAATCTTATCCTCTTCAGTTCTATTCCTATTAATTATATTTAAATATTCTTTAGAAATGGTAAAAACTAAATTGAACTCAAATTTACTATCTTCCAACTCATTCATTTTAAATTCCTTAAAATCAAAATCAACTACAATATTAGTTTTTTATATGTTTTAGTTTTTACTACTTTTCTTTAATTTCAACAAAAAAATAAATGCCATCTGAAATACTTTCAGGCGGATCATAACCAGGAAATTGTCCATCATAACATGGATTGTCTGAAAGATAAAGAGATAAATTATAAATACTAGTATAATACTTAACTTTAGCTTGTATACCTTTTAATTCACCATAACCACATCGATTAAGATAAGCATATATGTATTCTTTTCTGATTCTAAAAGATTCTTTTCTGGCTTTTTCTTTATTTAAAATAAATTCTTTCGCTTCCTGCTCAAATGAAAATCTATCTATGTAGTTAACATGCTTTATTGTATTAAAACTAGTTACAACACTCACTACAATAAATGGTTTATCATTAATTCGACTAATGATTTTATCACATTCTTTTTTATCAATTTCCTGAATAATTTTATCATTGAAATAAGATTGTGTAGCATATTCAACAGAACCAAGATACCACGTATTATTTCTTTTATGATTAAAATCTGATTTATCCGAATAATTAATTCCGCCATTACTAAAATAACAATCGCTCGAACTATTCATAATTTATTCCTTATTAAGCATTAAAAGTATAAAAACCACCATCTGACATCAGAACTTTGCAACTTTGACCAGGATAACGTCCTAAAATATAAACATCAGACTCATTTTTCAATTTATTTCTTAATGCTGATAAATACATCGAACAAAGTTCTTGCATTTCCTCGTTTGTAACATAAAAACCATTATAAAAATTTAAAAAAGTTTTTGTTAAATTTGTTTCTAAAAAATCTAGTTTAGATTCAGGAAATTGGTCAGATCTAGGTCTATTTTGTGTTATCTCTTCAAATCTTGATTTGAAAGCAATCCAATCTTCTTCAAGAATTTCTTCCTCTATCTCATTATTTATAAGTAACCAAAATCTATTATCACTACTCTTAAAATGAACACAATTAATCATTTTATAAATCACTTTCTTTTTAAAGACGACTAGCACCAAAACTTTTTATATCTACTATAATGAAATTAGCACATTCTTTTTCAGTTTAATTTATTTTATTAATGATTACTGGATCAGCGATTGGTGATGTCAAAAATAAAAATTAAAAAAGCAACAAATTAATCTTCGCAGAATCATCTAATTTCATTTTAATTGTTCTAAACATCAACATGTTACATTCAATGATGACAAAACCGTACCAGTTTGTTGACTTTTTCTTGAAAATCATCAGAAATAAGACAATTCTCTATATTAAATATATTTTTTCATGAAAACATATAATTAATTAAACTGACTATTCCAATAAGATCTGATTTTTTCTTTGTCTTTTTCATTTCTTTCTTTAAGCCATTTAAATGTTCTTTTTATTTCAATTTCTTCTGTTGGAGAAATTCTTGGTCTAGGAATATAAGCATTTGGAACCTTTTGACCGAATACCAATCCAACACTACCTGATATAACATTGTGATCTTTAATGTGCTTTAAATAATTTACATACATTTGATAGTCATTATCATTCGAATTATCTTTACGACGAGAATCAGGTTCATATCCCATATCATACAAATACTTAATTGCTGCTAAATAATTTTTATGCATTAAATAAGTGGAAACATCTAATATATGTACTTCACTCATTTTTTCTAAATCCAAGTAATTAAATGCATTTTGTATAATATTTTTAAGACTTTTAAGAATATTACGCCAATCGTCGCTTGAAAGATTCCCAAAAACGTCTCTAAAATTTTCCTCTTGCTCTATATTCTCTTTTAAATATTGTTTAAATGTTTTCATAATAAACTATTTATTGTTAATCGCCAAAAATTGCAGTTAATTCTGCTACAAAGTCATTAAACCAAACTCATATTACTTTTTTCAATAAATAACTACAAAATCTCCGTATCAACATACGTTTCAATCTCTTTCTTAGATAACTTAAAATTTAATTTGTTTTTTAAATTAATAGCATCATTTATATCTTCGTAATGACAATTTTTTGTATGATATGAATCAGCCCAATATTCCCATTCAACATATTCTTTCCAAACATATGGACCTATTAAATCAAATAAAAATCTCTCCAATCTAACAATTGAATAATAAGCTCTAATTACTTTATTAGTACCTTTTTCTTTTATTAAATTTTTTTGCACTTTATATTCATTTTGATTTGTCATGATTATTCTTTCTCTTATTAAACTTTAATTTATTTAAAATGTTTGAAGAATAACCACCAATACAAATTCCTCCTTCTGAGGAAGGACGATTAAACTTCCTTTCTCCATCACCAACCCCTTCCTTTCCATTTAAATTGTAATCATCTGAATCTCTTATATCTAATCCAAAAGAATTTGTTTTGTTATTCATAAGTTTTTTCCTTTGTACTTTTTCACAATTTCTGGTTCTTCAGAAAATTTTACTTCTTCATAATTAAACCAAGAATCTAATATCTCTTCAATTCTATCAAAGTCCCAATATGGGATGATCAATAATTCTATGTTGTTCTCTCGACAATAGTCAGATTTAATCTTGTCTCGTTCTTTATTCTTTTTAAAATTTTTTTCCTTAGCATCAAAAGATTTTGAACCAAAATTTACAGGAAAATAATGTTGTCCACCATTGTACTCAATAATACTTGGTCTAACTTTAGTTACAAAAAAATCGGCTCGCATTTTCAATTTATTATCACCAAAATTATATTGTAATATATAATTAATATTTTTTGATAACAAATATTCTTTTACTCTGTTTTCACCTTTAGAATTTTTACATTCAGGACAGCCAGAACCTGAACATCTGACTAAAATAGAACTTTGCCACTCATGACCTTTTTTACATTTCCAATAAAATTTTTCCTTACTAGAAAATACAACATCATAAAGCGTTTTATTTAAATTTTTAATATAATCAAATTCTAATAAAAGATTTGGAAATTTCGTTGCTACACAATTAGATAAAACAAGTTTTTTTCCACTACAACAAGGACATCCTCTAAGCTTTTTTCTTGACGCATCAGTTCTTTTTGATATTATTGACTCCCACTCATGGTCTTCAGCAACTGAACACTTCCACCATACTTTTTTATGAGAACCTGCTGTTACAGCACTAGGTTTTAAATTATTTTTAGTAGGATGCCACTCTTTTGCTGTTTCAGGATGTGTGGTTAATAAACAATTAGAATTACATACTTTATTACCGTTACAAAAAGGACATCCTCTTTTCAAATTTACAGTTGTTTGCCATTCATGATCATTGGCAACTGGACATTTCCACCAAATTTTTTGTTTATTAAAAGAAAACTCATCATCGGGAGATAATATTCCATTTTTATCAGGATGCCAATAGTGAATTAATTCAAGACGCTTATAAAGCGAAGATCCTTTTTGTTTAAAGCAGAGTGGACAACCAATTCCATTTTCAATATCTGCTATTCTAGCTTGCCATGAATGATTAAATTTACACTTCCACCATAATTTATATGTTTGACCTTCAGTTAATTTATTGATATCTAAATCTTTATTTTTATCAAAATCAAAAAGATTCATCAATTTTGGATTATCTATTAATTTATCTCTTTTCATTTGCTTCCTAAAAGGCTATCAACAAATGCTTTGTCTATAGTGTTGTCATTAACTAATTCAATTTTGCCATTATTTTTATTTTTCTTAATTATATTTTTCAAACATTTAGCATTTTCAGAAATTTTTACCTTTGCTTCTTTAAATAAAGATTCATCATATGCTTCATGAATCGCCTCTTCTATTAAATTAATATAGTTTAAATCATAATTACCACGTCGCAATGCTTCTTGCATTGCAGCAACTTTTAATAAATTTATAGTTTCTTCTTCTAATCTTATTGAAATTGGTATTTTACTCATGTTATATTATAGTAATTTTAATTACAAAATTACAAAATTTTTTAAAAATTTCAATAAAAAAATAGGAATGATTTAAATCATTCCTCTTTTATGATGCAGACGGGAATCGAACCCGTGGACTTCAGGTTGAAAGCCTAAAATTATATACCAACAACAACTACTGCACCAATTAAAACACCAAGTGACGTAGACGAGAATCGAACTCGCGAACTTCAAGTTGAAAGCTTGAGATTACATACCAACAGCAACTGCTACGCCATTTAAAGCTAAACCAGTGGAGAAGACGGGAATCGAACCCGCGAAAATAGACTGATTGCAAATCAGCCGACACTCCCAACAGTGCCCCCGACCCCATTTAAACAAAAATTATTGGAGCGTATGGGAGTTGAACCCATAAAACCGTATGTGCAAAACACAGTACCAACCCGTTGGACGCCCCATATAAAAATTTATTAGACAAAGTCTAAAAAGATATTTAGTCCCCTAATTTTGGTGGAGATTGTAAATGTATTCCTTCTATCATTCTAATAAAGTCAGGGTAAGTTGAATCGAACAACTGCTAGAAGATCCCAAATCTCCTGTACTCCCACTATACCATACCCTGATATAAATTCTGCTTACCGTATACAGAAAAGCCATTACGCTGCTTTGGTCACACGCCTCGACTCTTGAAATTTCTTTTAAGAGTAACAAATTTAAGTATTACTTTATTTAATCCAGTCATAGTAGTCAGATTCGAAATTTAAATTTCGAATCTGACTACTATATAAATTATGCAAACTAACTTTTCAATTGATGAATTTAATTTAGCAAATTCGGATGATATCTTATCTTTAATTTGTTTGAAATGCAAATGTACATTTTACAAAAAGAAAAGGTATATTTCCCAAACAAATTTACATAAAAATCATTTAAAACCATGTTCAAAAAACTGTATGCAATACGCAAACGGTTGTTTGTACTGTTCAAAAAAATGTTCCAACTTAGCAAAAATAACTCAACAAAAAGTTAATTGTGCTCAATGCAACATAGAATTTACCAAACAATTAAATCAAATTAAAGTTACTAAAAATAATTTCTGTTCTAAATCTTGTGCTGCAACTTATAATAACACACATAAAATAAAAGGTTACAGAAGATCTAAATTAGAATTTTGGTTAGAATTGCAATTACCAATTCTTCATCCAAAACTTTATTTTGAATTTAACAAAAAAGATGCAATCAATTCTGAACTTGATATTTACATTCCATCATTAAAATTAGCTTTTGAATTAAATGGAATTTTCCACTATGAGCCAATTTATGGTGATAATAAGTTAAATCAAATTAAAAATAATGATAATAGAAAATTTCAAGCTTGCTTAGAAAACAATATTGAACTTTGTATTATTGACACATCAAATTTTAAACATTTTAAAGAAAATAAAGCTAAAGAATTTTTAACAATTATCTCTAACATCATTAATTTAAAACAGTCAAGGTGGGGGAAGTCGAATCCCCATGTATATCCTAGCCCCTAACTAGGTGGCTTACCAATTAGCCCACACCCTGATAATTTAAAAACAAGTAATCCCTGTCAGACTCGAACTGACGTTACCACTGTGTAAAAGTGATCTCTTAGCCGCTAGATTAAGGGATTATAAAATTTATATGAATAGGAAATGCATTTTTATCTAGATTAACAATGATATCATCATAATTTTCAAGACAAGAATGAATTTCGTCTAAAGCATTAAAATCTTTTAATTTTCTATGTTTTTTTAAATAAAGATTAATTGCGTTTAATCTTTGTTTAGACATAGATTGTTTAGAAGATTTATAATTGTTTATAGAACCACCATACCACATAAATTGATCTTAACGGAATTTAACCGTTTCCTAAAGCACCATCTGCTATTATGCTAACATTACACCAAAGATCAAGTCACCGATAAAGGAATCGAACCTTTTACTTCTGTACGTCAAACAGAGATAATACCATTTTACTAATCGGTGAAAGTAACAACTATGGGATTCGAACCCATCTAAGCCACCTTATGAGAGTGGTGCCTAAACCAAATCAGCCAAGTTGTTATAACAAAAAAAGCCTCGTTGTTTTGACCAACGAGGCTTTTTCATACATACCATATGAACTCGTTGATCACATAAACGCCTCCGCCATCGGTTCAGCAACTACGCACGCTTCCACACAAGCTGGGCTTGTTGTAGCTATATGTATTGTTGTGAACATTGTGATCATTTTAATAACTTTCTTTTAATAAAAAATTTTGAAGAGCCGCCGGTGGGATTCGAACCCACATTTATCTACTTTACAAGAGTAGCCCATATCCAGTTCTGGCACAGCGGCAATTTGTTTAGACAAAGATTTAAGAAATTTAAATTTTTTCCTAATGTAATTCCTTGAACATTCTAAACATATCTCATTATATGGTTGTATCTATGTGTTGTGAATCGAATTTTGAAAAGTTTTTTAAAAATTTTTTGAGAATCAAATTTGACTGTCGTTTACAGTGATTCTGGACTGGGAAGTCAGTTGTTGTAAACCAGATTTGCTTTTTGTTAAATATCTACCTATTTCATTAGATTTAATTTTAACTTTTTGAAATTCATCATAAACATTTTTTAAAATATAACCTTTTAAATATTCACTAATTATTTGATTATATTCATTATAACCTATTTTATTAAACCATCCATCATGTGATTCTATGTAAATCATATTGTTTCGTTCATCATATTCTTTTTTTATCCAATTACCAGTTGAATGCTCAACATAAACAGGATTATTTCGTTCATCATATCTATATTTTACCCATCCATCTTTTAATTCACAATAAACTAAATTGTTTCTTTCGTCATATGAATATTTTTTCCAAAAGCCACTTGAAGTTTCAGAACTTACTTTATTATTGTTTTCATCATATTCACATTTTTCCCAATCACCTTTTGAATGTTCATAATAAACACAATTATTTCTTTCATCAAATTGAGTTTTGAACCAAGTACCATCTGAATTTTCATAATAAATTTTATTATTTCTTTCATCATATTCATGTTTTTCCCAAACACCATTTGGACTTTCGGAATAAATTTTATTATTTCTTTCATCATATTTATATTCGATACAGTAACCATTTGAATCTTTAAAATGAATTTTATTATTTCTTTCATCATATTGATTTTTTAACCAATAACCATTTCGATATTCGAAATAAATACAATTATTATTTTCATCAAATTTGTATTTAACATACATATCACGAAAATATTTTGTATATAAATCATTTTTCAATTCAACTTTACCAATCAAAGATTCTAATTCAATTTTGTTGGTAACTTCTCTTAATATTTTTATTTTATTAGTAAAAAAATCATTGTTAAACATGCTTGGTTTAGTTTGACCAAGATCTTCAATTTCATATAAATGAAAATTTTCATTATAAATACTTACTTCAGATAAATCATAAGGATCTTTATAATAAGTAAATTTAGAATCAATGATATCATTTATATTAAATGTTTTATATGTTGGAATATATCCTGTTTTCATTTTTCACACTCTATAATAGACCCATTATTAACATAAACAGATTCTTTATTAAACATTTTAATAAAAAAGTAATCAATATATGAAATGCACTTTGATGGAAAATTATCATAATAAAATTTGTATGTTTTATTTTTTGTATGAAAAAATCTATACTTGTAATTATCAGATTCTTCTTCAATAATTCTATAATTTGAATCAAGTTTAATTTTTTTCTCAAAAGTCATAGACATATCTGTATATGAAAATTCTTCTATATCTTTAAATTTTGAAAATAGACCAGATGAAACAATATAATTTTTGTCATTTTTGTATATTGCATCATGCATTCCATGTAATGCAGTGCTTAATGTGCCAACATTTTCTATTTCTCTTAATATTTTAATTTTATTTGTAGAACACTTTTGTTTATCTATTTTAGTGTTACCTAAATCTTGTATTTCAAGTAATTTAAAATAAGGATTTATAGGATAAAAAGCAAGTGTTTGATGTGGTAATTCGCAATAATGAAATCCACGTTCGCACAATTCTGATTTGCCTTCGATTTCATAAGTTTTACCAATTTCATACTTAAATCCACGACACATATAATTATATGTTGCCTTATATCCAACTTTCATTTTATGAGCTTTCTAAAACAATATTTTATTAAATAAAAAAATATTATAACTTTATTTTCAAACCAATTATTATAAGAAGATTCTTGAAAAATCAAATTATTTTTAGAATCATATTTACTTTTTATCCATGTTCTATACGAATCTTCATGATAAATTTCATTATTATTTTCATCATATTTGTTTTTAATCCAAATTCCATTTGATCTTTCTTCAGAAAGAAAATTGTTTTTTGAATCATATGAATACTTGATCCATTCGCCTCTTGAATTTTCAAGATAAGTTAAACTTTGAAACTCATTATAAGTTTTCTTTTCCCAAAATCCAGTTGATGATTCAAAATAAATTTCATTACCATGTTCATTATATTCATGCTTGTAATAATCACCATCCGAATTTTCAAATTTAACTAAATTATCATTTTCATCGTATGACTTTTTTCTCCAAAAACCAGTTGAATCTTCATGATAAATTCCATTGTTTTTTTCATTAAAAATAAAATAACTCCAAGAACCATCTGGTTGTGTGATAGTAATTTTATTTGAATCAAATTCAATTTTACAATTAAAAAGCAAATTTAATTCTTCTACTGGAACCTCACGAATAACACGCAACTTATTGGTAACTGTTTTATCTGAATCCGTTATAGAGTGACCTAAATCTTCAATTTCTAATAATTTAAAACTTGGTTTTAAATTATAGTAACTTAATACATCTAAAACATTCTTGCAATAATGAAAACCATATTTACACAAAATGGGTTTATTAGGCAATTCATAAGTTTGACCAATTTCAAACTTATGATCACGACAAATAAAATCATATGTACCCTTATATCCAATTTTCATTTTTATTACTTTCTATTGCATATTCACCTTGATCACAAGTATAATTATTATAAGTATAATTATAAGTGTAATTATCAGAATCTTTATATGTCAATTTATTACCGTCTTTATCATATGTAAATTCGTACTGATATCCAGTAGAATCTTTATACGTCAATATTTGATCATATTGATCATATGTATATTCATGCCAATATTCATTGGAATCTTTAAATGTTAATTCCTTGCCATCTTGGTCATATGTGTATTCGTGCCAATATCCAGTGGAATTTTTATATGTTAATTCCTTGCCATTTTCATTAAAAGTTCTATGTTCTTCAAGTAATTGAATTAATTCATTTGGATCATTAATTTCTCTAATAATTCTTATCTTATTTGTACAAGATTTATCAGATCGTTCAATCGTATATAAACCCAAATCTTCAATTTCTAACAATTTGAATCGACTATTGTAATTGTAGTGTCTTAACGTATTTTTAGCATCTTTACAATAATGAAATCCACGTGAACACATAATTGGTTTTTCTGACAATTCGTAAATTTGACCAATTTCAAACTTGTGATGACGACAAGTAAAATCATATGTAGCTTTATATCCAATTTTCATCTTCTATTACTTTCTACTTAAAACTTAATGAATCTAACATTTGTTTTCGAAATCCATTTTTAAAAAAATCTAGATCATGATCATCTTTTAAAAAATGACCAGTTTTATATGTTTCTTTAAAAACTTTTTCTTTTGTCTTATTTTTATATAAAATATTTAATTTTTTATTTTCAATTTCTTGAGAAATATTTTCACCACACACATCTTTATAAAAAGCCATCAACCCAAAAGAATCAACATAAAAAATTGGATCATTAATATGATTATATATTTTAGTTATCCAATAACCACCTATGGCTTTATAGGTTAACAACTTTACTTCTTCACAAAAAGGAATATTTCCTTTTTCCCAATAATGTTTTAAACGTAAGTTTTCAACAATTTCAAAATCATAAATTTCTCTAACAATTTTCATTTTGTTAGTTGCAGATTTGTTAAACAAAAAACAATTCTCTCCATTAGAATTAACAGTATCTTCACTTAAATCTTCAATTTCAAAAACATTTGTTTTATAATTCATCGAATAATATATAAAAATATCATTCAAATCTTGACAATAATGAAATCCTGTTTTACAAAGTTCTGGTTTACATGGAAGTTCATAAGTTTTACCAACTTCGTATCTTTGATCTCTACAAGTATAATTATACGAAGCTTTATATCCAATTTTCATTTATAAATCCTTTAATCAACAGTATTCATTTTAACTATGACCAAACCTATAATAATTAAAGCAACACCAACAATTCCAAATTTATGAATTTTTACATTTAAGAAAATTAATGGAAAAGCATAATATATGAAGATAGAACAAACGTCCCATACCAAACTATAAAAATAAATTTTATTTTTATCATTTAAATATTTAACCATACAATTCCATATGATAGAACATAAAAGTCCTATAAGAATTGTAGAAGGCAAGTAATAATTACTTTGACGAAAAGCATCATTATAACTCATACTGCATGTGGTAAGATACAATCCAACAATAACAAACAGAAAAATCCACTCCAAGCCCATTAAATTAATCCTTAATATGTTCGGAACCACTATCAAACAGAATGTCTTCTGTATTTTCAGAAGCATTCAAATTACTTAATTTTTTAAGTAAATTTCTTTTAACATATAATATTTTTATAAACATTAATATCAACATTAATATCAACATTAATAAACAAAACAAAAATAAATTAAACATAATTATCCTATTTTATAAGAAGCAACAATTGTTCCAATATTGTTTACAATTTCAACAACGTCAGCACCACTTGGTGTAACTCTGTATTTTTTCAAAACTTGTTCTTTTAAATCATTTAAATCATCTGATTCAGTAACAAGAATTGTTTCATTATCAAATGTATCCCAATGATACACTCCATACTTTTTTTTGTGAGAAATCATGACTTGCCTTTCATTTTACCTTTGAAATTTTTCAATTTAAAAACTTCAATCATGTAAGAGGGAATACCTGTTGGACCTTGGTTGTTAATATTAACATCAACATAATAACCAGGATGATTTACAGTTTGAGAATCAGTAATCTCTACCACTATACCTATTTCTGAATCCGTAGTGAAATGAACAAACACTGTATCACCAACATTTATTGGCGTTTGATTTATATCAAATACTTGATGCATTTAATTGCTCCAATAAAAAAACCTGCTTTAAGCAGGTTTATCTTTTTCCTTGTTTTTCTAATCTTTTTTGCCGTTCTCTCTTTAATAAGAGAGAAATCATTCTTGCCTTAAAACCTTTAGCAGATAATTTATTTCTACGTTTTTTTCGAAAAATCATATGATTTAATCCTAAGTAGCCAATGAGGGAATCGAACCCACGCCTGATCGTTCAAAGCGATATATGCTGCCATTACACCAAGAGGCTATGTTATATATTAACTATACTTCATTTTTAAGACTTGTGAATCACTTTATTTAAAAAAATAAATTCCAATAAAATTCATACCAAATAAAAACAAAAAAAATATTAATATTAATAAAAAATTTTTTAATGAAAAAAGCATTTTTTGCCTTTTAATTTTTTTATGTTCTAAAAAATAATTTTCAAAATAATTAAACATTTTGATTGTTTTTTCTAATTCAGCACTTTTTTCCAATTCAGTTAATTCTTTTTTATGATTTATATCAGAAATAATTTTCAACTTTTCATTCAACAAATAAAAATCACTTTCTAACATATAACGTTTATCTTTCTTGAATTAGATGGAATAGATTTAAATCTATGATATCCATCTATAAGTCTATATTTTTCTCCATCTTTCAAACAAATACAAACTGGATAATTAAGTTTAGATTTAGAATAAAATTCTAACATTTCATTGTTTAAATTATTAAAATGATTTAAATTAGAAAAAACAATATTTTTAATTGAAATTGACTTTACAGTCCAGCTTTTTTTGTTATTTATTTCTGGAAGAATATAATTGTATTCTTTCATTAAAACATATTCTATCTTTTGTTTATTTGTTTTTAATTTTAAAAATAATTGAATATCAACATCAAGTTTAGATTGTTTAATAAATGAAATGTTATCTACTTCATCGCCATAATAATCCTTACGTGTTGAATATTCAAAATTAGAAATATCATAAATTCCATTTAATTTATAAATTCTTTCCAAACAATAAATGTCAATAATGTTAGATGTTTTATATTTTCTTTTAAAGAAAGAAATATCAAATCTAATAACATATTCTAAATTTACATGATCTATTGATTGATATTGATAACCTGATTCTTCATCAGAAGAATCATAATCATTATAATAAACTGGAGAATAGCTCACATGATATTTGTAATTCACAAAAAAACTTTCTACAACAAAGAATCTATTTTTCTTTCAAAAGAACCACCAGGAACACCAACAGTTTTATCTACTAATTGACCATTTTTATAAAACATCAAAGTTGGAAGTGCTGATACATGGTATTCTTCAAGCAACTTCTGATCTGTGTCGGCATTTATTTTTACAACTGTTAGTTTGTTTTTAACTTTTTCTAACATTTGATTAATTACTTTACATGGTCCACACCAATCAGCATAGAAATCTACTAAAAGCAAACCAGATGTATTTTTTATAACATTTTTTAATTCATCAGACTTCATAATTCCCTACTTATAAATAAAACTACTTAAAAACTTTTTAATTTTTTACATAAAAATTAAACAAAAACAACAAACAAATTGTTGGCAAAAAAAACACTCAATGTGTACAAAAAGATAACTCTATTTTTGTGAATTAATTATCTTAAATATAGTGTATCATAATCATCATTATTATAATAACGAGTATCGTGTGAAGCGAATATTTCGCCAGTAGACAAACTTTTTCCAATAGAAAATATGTTTTTGTTATTTTTTGAATCAAAATAATTAGCATCTTTAACAAATCTGTTTAATTTAAACACGCCATTTTCTACTTCATAACCAATATCATTAACATCAATTAAATTACCTGAACTCAGATTTTTTCTGACAATTGGGTTCTTAACACGACTAAAGTCATAATCATATCTTGGATACTTTTGAATAGGAATAATCAAAGAATCATTGCTTCTATAAGACTGCCCTAATTGTACACCTATTTCTCCAGAATAAAACTTCACGGCTTCAATAATTTTTTGAACAACACTAGTACTAATTGTAGTGGGTTTCAGATAAATTTCTATTTGATCTTGATCTTCTGGAATTTCCACATAGGTAATTTCATTGTCTAAGTCTCTCAAAACATATTGATTTATATAATTATTATACTGTTGTTGGAGATCTCTCCTGCCAAGGAAAAACTGTTGTGATTCTTTAAATATCCATTCTTTAAAAGTTTTCATAAATATTAATTTTTAATAAAAAGCCTAATTACAGAATCGAACTGAAATTTTCTATTTACGAGATAGACGTACTACCATTGTACGAATCAGGCAAACTATATTGAAATTGGAAATTCAATTGGAAATTTAATCAAAGAAGCAACAAAATCATTGTTCTCTTTACGATAAGTAATCATTACGGTTTCTTTGTAATCAATTAGATCCTGTAAATATTTATGCGTACTAATTTCAATTTTAGTTTCAACTAAATTGGTTGGGTATCCAATTATTGTAATTTTTTTATCAAAATCAACAGAAGCTTCAAAACACTCAACTAAAATTTCACCATTTCCATTAGTATCCATTTTAATTATTTTAATTATTTTACAAAAAATTGTTTCTTCATTTGAATTTTTCAATGAATCTTCAATTTGATTATTTAGAACAGTATTCGGCTTTTCTGCAAGGAGAAAAGTAAACAAAAATGCCAAAAACAAAACAATGACAAATGATATTTTATTCATAAAATTTCCAAGTAAATTTATTACTTATATAGTATAAATTTTATTTATTTTAAAATGAAAAATCAACTAGACAAAATTAATAAAATTTGGTTGGTTTGATTTACAGTCAAATAATGTAATTCTATTTGCATTCTAGTTATATATTAAAAACTTACAATATTCAGAAAAACACTCAATTCGCTTGTCGCAACAAAAATGAATATTGTAAGTTTTAAGCACATTGATCATAATTAAAATCATGATCAGCTAAAATTTCCTTTATTGTTTTTCCTTTATTTTTAGACCATTTACTTCTTCTCGGATTTCTACAACCTTCACAACTACACATTTTAAGATTATCAGCATTTTTAACAAAAATTTCAGTTACAGAATCATTTGAATCATAATTCCATATTGTGTGAGCTACTTTTTTAGCCCAATTTTTCATTAATCTTTTTTGATGTCTTCTTTCTGCTCGTTTCATGAAATGTCTCTTCCGTACCATCTTAAATAATAATTTTTAGTTTTTGTATCATAAAAATGATCTGTGTAATACCCTAATCTATAACATTCTTTAAGAATTTGTTCATAGTTAGAATAACCATAATTAAATCTCTGTCTTTCTATTTGATGCCAAGAATACGATGAATTATCTTCTTTATATTGATTTTTTCTTATTTTTTTCCAAGATTTGTAAGTTCTACTTTTAACAACTATGTCGTCATAAGCATTAGGAATATTTTTCCTTTTAGCCCTTGTGAACTCACAATCTTGATTTGCACGAAGTTCTTGAGTAGTTTTTATTCTTCTGTAAAAGACGCTTTTATAAGAAGAATATTTTCTTTTTTTCATTTAATGCTCCTTTTAGTTTAAAAAACTAAAAGACAGCACCTTTTCTTACATTAAACATAACTAATTTTCCTAAAAATAAAATTGGGCGTTGTGGAATCGAACCACTTCGTTTTTTTACAGAAAAAATGTAATCCCCTTAATCATTCTAATAAAGACAAGTGGAAAAGAGACTATTGTCTAGCGCCTGCACGCCCAAAAAAGCATCATCCGAGAATTGAACTCGGTCCTAAACTTTGGCAAAGTTTTATGCCGCCAGTACACCTATGATGCATGTAAACTATATATTAATACTTATTTAATTTTTGATAATATTGATCAACAATTTGAAATATTGCATATTTCGATATTAAAAAATAACTTTCAAAAAAAATCATCATATCATCCATATTAGATGTATAATCTTTAACCAAATCTTTTAGACCAGAATCATCTGATAAGAAATTTTCATCATATGGAATATTAAATTCACTATAAATAGAATTAAATTTCTCAATTAAATTTTTTGAAATTTCAATTAATATTTTTTTTATTTCTGCAATTTCTATGTTAAAGTTTTCAAATTTTGACATAGAGATTACATCATCAAATTTAATATGATCTAAATCAACAATTACTTTAAATTGATCAGTCATTATTATAACTTTCTAAACTAGATTTTTGAATTGAATTGTATATTTCTAATTTTCCCAAATAAAAAGCATGATCCAACAATATCTTTAAATTATCTTGTGAAGTTAAAATATTTTTAACAAAATCAGGCATTTCACCTTGAAAGTTATCTAAATAACAGATCAAATCAATATTTGGGAATTCATTTAAAAAACAAGATCTTAAATCCGAAATAATTGATCTTATACAAAATGTAATCTTTGTATAATCTTTTAAATCAACATCATAATAATCTTTTGTAACAAAATTATTTAATTCTAATTTATCTAGAAATGAATAAGCATTTATAGATTCTTGTATTTTTTTCATATTAAATCCTAAAAAATCAGACAAAAACTTATGAAGTATAAGGTTTTTTTGCAAATAAAAAAGTAACTCCACAAAACATTCTGATTAATATCTTCTATAGGAATTGAACCCATTCTTCAAGATCCGTAGTCTTGCGTGCTATCCGGCACACTCAGAAGACAATTTATTTTCAATTATTTTATACATTTGAAACTTAATATTATAGAAAATAGCCATGTACAAAAATTCAAAAAACTCTGGCTTTTCATTTAGTTTTTCTTTAATAAAATCTAAATGAAAAATTAATTTATCAATATTATACGTATAACTTATGTCTTTAAAAATATTTTTGTTGAAATGATTTGTCAAATCAGATAAAAAATTTTTATATGAATTTAAAAAATCTTCAACAGAAGATGGTCTATAATAGGAATCTTTTGAAAATTCATAAAAATCCATTTCTTCTATTTCAATAAAAGATTTTAAAAAATTAGCTATTTCTTTCATTTTAAACTTTCTAAAAGATTAGATTTAAAAACAATCAGACAAAAATTTATAAAGTGTTGGTTTTTTGAAAATAAAAAGTAACTCTACAAAGCATTCTGATTTTAATCTAATTATTTAATTTTTGGCCAATTATCACTAACAACAGTTGGTTTTAACCATTCCTCGGGTGAATCTTTTTCTGCTTCTTCTTTTGAATCATAAATTTTTGGAAATGAATCCCTGTCCCACAACTCTACGGCACCATGAGTTCCATATTGATATGTAAGTACAATTTTTCCAACCATTTGGTCAAAATCAAAAACATCTTTTGGATTTTTTAATTTATCATACATAATTTTATCTTAAAAAGGATAATGTTCATCACATGCAAATCTTACAGCCAAATGACTTTTAATTAAGTTAAAAATTTCTTCACGATTTTTTTTAGTTAATTTAATGTTCATTATTTTACAATAACGTTTTGCATAATAATCTAATAAATCAGATTTAAAAATTATATCTGTATCAACATCTATCATGTTATCTCCAATTCAACCTTGAATTTTTCAAGTCTAGTTCTTGTTTCATTACTGAACTCAATATAAAAATCATATCTCCAACGACCATCTTCCATTTCATGATGCATAATATAATTATTTTCACTTGATAAAGGTTTTTTAAATTCAAACTCAAAATAATCATCACAATCCACTGGAATAAATTCTTCCGAATCAAATAAACCATTTACATATTTAATAATTAATCTTTTATTTTTTAATCTTTTAGCAGATGGTTTTGGAATCTTAATTTTATATTTCATAAATTTTCTTTAAGAGGATTTAAAGCAAATTCAATTGATTTATTAATCAAATAATAATTTTTAATCATTCTTTTAATTTGTTCAAATCTTGACTCTGTTTGATAAACATCAAAAGTCATATTGCCAAATTTATTATTATCATTTTGGCGTTCAACTTGTTCATTTGGATCTATTTTCATCAAATTACAATATTGTAACGCTGCTATTTCTAATTGTGCATTATTCATAATATAAAACCTTAAAAAGTGCGTTTATCCAGAATCGAACTGGACCTTAAAATTTGGAAGACTTTCGTGCGTAGCCACTACACCATAAACGCATTATATAACTTTAAAACAAAATACCTAATAAACGACATCTTTTTCTAATTGATTTATCTGAAACAGAAAAAAAATTACCAACTTTTGTCATTGGCATTGTTTTAACAAGATTTTCTAATTCTTCTTTAGATGGATTAAACTTTCTTGTTAAAGCAATTCTTTCTGATTTTTTAGATTCAGATTCATAAACTTTTTCAATTACAACTCATGTAACTTTTCTTTACCAAATTTACCTTTGTCTAATTCACCAGCTTCTATTTCATTAACATCAGTAAGATATACAACAACATCCCAAGGTCCTAAAGAACTTTTTACATCTGGTCTATTATAATTAGTACCATATGTATGCCAAGTAATAATCTTTTTATCACTACCAGTTATAAATTTTATTTCATTTATTGAACAAATATTTTTTAAAGCCATTATTTCTGGATTTTCCTGTTCAACTGTTAATACAGTAATTGAATTTACTGAATTAACAAAAACTTTTTTATATTCAATTTGATTTTTTATCTGATTATCTAGCCTTAATGAATCTTTACAACCAGATAAAAACAACATCATTACAAAACATAAAATTAATTTATACATAAAAAACTTTCTAAAAATACTTTTAGTTCATTATAAACAAAAATCTAAAGAGTCTAGGGAGAATTTCGAAATCTCGACCCCTAAGTTAACAGCTTAGTGCTCTGCCTCTGAGCTACCCAGACATAAATTTAACAAATAACAATATCACCAATCTCTATTTCTTCAGCATAACAAAAACCAACATTTCCATTTCTTGAAATTTGTAAAATTGTCTCAGAATTAAAATCTTTTATTCCATTAATAGAGCAGTCAGTTCTAAACATATTACCATCACGTGATATAAATAAATTATTTCCAAATATAAAATTAAACAAATTATGTTTAATTTTTGTAACACATAAGACTTTATTAATCATATAAACTTTCTAACACAATTTTATTTAAATTTATCTTATTGAAAATTGTTCTTTCTCTTGAGGACCAGATAAAAACAAAATTATTAAACTTTCTTTTTAGAAATACTTTTAGCTCATTATAACTGTGTCTTTAAACACTATATTTATAGATATAACTTTTCGTTACATGTCTTAGGGCGTCATCCATCGTATATCAAATGGTAGTCGCCGCTAAAATGTATTTATGGGAAGGGCAGGATTCGAACCTGCGACTTCAGCTAAACTGGCTGTGTTTTAACCGCTAAACTACCTTCCCTTAAAATCGACACACCTAGAATCGAACTAGGACCTTTTGTTTATCAGACAAAAATGCAGAAACCACTACACCATGTGTCGTTGAATATAAATTATGGACCGAAAGCGATAAACTCTTTCTTCCATCCAGCTTTAGACATAACTTGAAGAAATAAATCATAATCCTTTGAAAGAACTAAATTTCCTTCTTCAAAAAGAATTCCATTATTCTTCATTAATAATTGCCATTCTTTTAATGTTTGATCATTTGATTGACCTTGTCTAGCAACCATAATATATGAAAATTCACCATCTAATTCTCCAAATAAAGGATAATAAACTGGAGCGTATAAATTCATATTTTATCTTTATAATATAGATTTAGTAAATGGGGTCGGAAGGATTTAAACCTCCATATATAGACCATAATCTATTGTGTTTTCATTTACACCACAACCCCTCAAATTCATTATAGATCAATCTGAACCAGATGTGAACCAGATGTGAACCACTTTCTTTCACAATCATAACTTACAAATTGAATAGACGTGAACCATTTTCTTTATAATTTCCTTCATAATCATAACTTACAAATTGAACTAAAATTATCCCTTTAGTTATTTTTTTAATTTTAAAAGTTAGTTTAGATGGATTTAATGTTTCAAAATCTAATCCAACAGCATCTAAAATTTCCTTTAATGAAATCACTTCATCATCAATGGTTAAATAAATTGAATTCATGCTATCACAATAATATTCTACGCATTTAAGTGAAGTTAACTCACCAGTTATATTATCAATTATATTTTGAATTTTAAAAATTAATTTAGATGGATCTAATGTTTGAATATCTAATCCAACAACATCCAAAATTTCTTTTAATGAAATCACTTCATTAATATGCAATTGAACTAAATTGTTCACGTTTCACCTAACTCTTTCTTCAATTTGTTAAGCAACTTAATTTTATTTTCTCGATCTAATTCAGATAACAATCTATCGTATTCTTTTTTTTCTTTCAAATAAACTTTATTTTTTTCTTGATATTCTTTATATTTAATCTTATAAGTTTCAAGATCTTTTTTATATTTATTTAAATTTTTTTCATACAACTTGTTTTCATAATCAAGTTCTAATTGAGTCTTTTTTCTTTTAACCTCACCATTATAACAAATTACTAATTCGGCTTTTGAATAATCTCCATAACTATCTTGCTCAATTTCAATTGAAATAAATTCTTCTTTTATATTGTAAACTTCGTAACCATTAGAAACAAGATTTTTTTCTAATAAATCAATAACTTGATTGTATCTAACCGAATCTAAATATGTAACATACTTATAATCATTTTTTACATAATACTCAGTTGGCTTATCTGGCTTACAAACAAGTCTAGGAGGATTTGGTTTTTTAGGAGCAACTAATTTAGACATTATCGTTCACTTTCTTAATTCCTGAAATAAACTCTTGATAAAAAGAATAACATGGTTCAGATAAAACATCACAAATAAATTCATTCTTTTTAAAAAAAGAAGATCCCCAATGTTTTAAATTATATAAAGATTTTTCTAAAAGATCTGCTACATCTGCACTTGAATTTTTATTCATCATGACAAGAGTGCCTAAATAATCCTTATAATCTTCTTGATTATAATAAGGAATTACTTTCCTATCTTTCCACATTTTATCAATTGTATTCATTAAAGAATCAAAATTTTTATTTGTTTTAATTGTATATTTCATGTTATTAGCTATTCTAGATAATCAAAAGGATTATGTCCTGTTGGTATTAAACCATATGTTTTTGCTTTTTTAATGAATTCTTCATCATCTGTTAGATGTGCAACACAATTTTCATCTATTACAACCGAAACATCTGAATGTTTACCTAAAACTTCTCCAAAATTCACTCTTTTTCCCATCAATTCTTGAATTTGATTTGGAGTTGCTTCAAACACGCCATTCAAGTCTCCCATTCTTCCACAATCAACAATCAATTTGTAAATTGCCATTATTGTTCACTTTCTAAAAATTTCAATTCTCGTTCTTTAATAAATTCAATATAATCATAGATATCATCTTCTTTTCTTTTCAATTTCAATTTTGCATCTAGTTAAATCTTGAATCAATTGATCAACCAATGTCAAATCATAAAAATGAATACTAAAATAACTTCCAACATCTAAAACCGAATCTAAATGTTTTCCTGTATTAATATCCATTCGAACACATCGTCCCCATGCAGGAGATACATGAACTGACAAACCATCAACTTTAACAGATGGTTTAATCTCAATTATTTCTGATCCTTGTTCTTTATTATTCATACGATAATCTTTCTTTAATAACTAAAAGTTGTACGACGGAAATCGAATCCGCACGGTCAAATGACCACTTGATTCACAGTCAAGCACAGCTAACCAATATCTGTCTCGCACAAAACAAACAGAATAAGAATCGAACTTATTTAATGCCAACCTGTTTGAAAAAACACTAACTAATAACTAACCATTTTTACAATTTCATCAGGAAATAGAAATTCATAGTCCTCACGAACTTCTTCTTCTAAGTGTTGAAGTCTAGTGATAAACTCTCTCAATGTGTATATAAAACCTTCTAGCAAAAACGATGACGACGAGAATCGGACTCGCAACCTAGCTTAGACAGAGCTATATGTTACCACTACACCACGTCACCAAATATAATTTACCATCCCTGAAATTCAGGTAATGCATCAATTTCTTCCTGAGTTGTAAAGTAAGCTTCAATAACGATCGAACCTCGTTCATTTGCTGGCAAACCTTCTTCACTCTCTAATTCATTTTTCAAAACATCTGCAACTTCTACAGATGTTGTTCCTGCAAACATCCACCCAGGACAATCTGGACGGGATAATTTAAACGCTGTAATTTTACCACTTTTGTTCATCTTAAATTTCCTAATTAAAATAATCGTGTTTAAACTCTTCCCAATTTGTTTTTTGAAGAGAATTCAAAACATCTAACTTTGTGTCTGGATATTTGTATTCTTCATATGTTTGATTACTTTCATAATCAGGATAATCATACATTGTGCTAATAAAAATATTATTCTATATCTTTTGCACTTAATGTCATTTAAATTAAAAAGCTGATAGAAAGAATCGAACTTTCACTTAAACGATACCAACGTTTCGTTCTGCCACTAAACTATACCAGCATCTTTATTGTGATCAAAAAAAGTTTTTTCAGATGGAACCAAAAATACATATTCAAAACCACAATAATCTAAATCTACATGATCTACTTCAACAATCCAATTAGATTCTTCAGAAAATTGATAAACCTGAAGATCACCACATTTAAGTTTAATTTCTTCTAATTGAAATATTAATTCAGATATTTTCACGACAAAGCATCTCTAATTCTAAATCCAATTCATCAATTTTATCTAAATAAAACCCTCTTAACTTTTCTGTTTTTAATACTCTTGATTCTAATAATTGCTGATCTTTTTTTAACCAAGCAATATGTTTTGAATCAATTTTATTTTTATAAGATAAATCATCTAAAGTTTTATCTAATTCAACATCTAGACACAACCAATTCCAAGCATCTGGCATTAAATGCTTGTTTTGTTCAATTAATTCTTTCATTTGTTTAACAAAATTAATTGTTTGTTCGTCTTGATTCCAACCAGTCATAATCATTCTTTCTTGGTATCACTCTTAGAATCTGATGTAACATCAACAAATGGAACAACATCGCCAGTTACACGTGGCAAAACTCCATCCCATCTTTGCAATGCTTCATATTGTAACAACTCTTTACTCAAAGATTCTGTTAATATTCTATTCGCATCAGCCTTTGCTTTAGCAACCAAAGTAATACTCTCAGCTTCACCTCTAGCTTCTTCAATTTTCTGATCAGCTTCAGCCTTAGATTGAACCACTTTATTTTGTGCTTCAATTGCTTTTTGAGACGCAGAAATTGTCATATTAATAGATTCTTCTACTTTAGGGTCAACTCTCATTTCGCCAACAAAAGCAATCATATCAATTACAAATCCCTTATGTCCAAGTTCACGCTCTAATTCCTTCTTAGTTTCAAGTAATAATCTTTGCTTACCTTCACCGAAAATATCTGTAACCTTCATTGTTGAAGCAATTCTATTAAGTGCATCCCTAGTCTTACCACGCATATAAGTGTGTGTAATATAATCAGCATCTTGTCTCAATTCAACAAAAATACTAGGCACCTTTTCTGCTTGAATTTGATATGAAAGGGCGACATCTGTATTAACTACCGCACCTTCACTTGAGTTAAAAGTGACTGATTCATCTGTTGGAGAGCCTTCATCTAAGGATTTAGTCCATACAGCATTTTGCATAAATGTGGGAAATTCATACACTTGTTCGCTAACTCTACTATACCAAACTGCTCCTGTTCTCAACGTGTAATCTTGAACCCCTTTCTTTTCACCATACAAATTGACTTTTATGCCAACATGACCTGGTTCAACAATATTCATTCCAAAAATACAAATCAACAATAAAAGTAAACACACAACACCAATACCAATTTTCTTAAACACTAAAATTCTCCTAAAAAAAAGAAAAAACTAATAATCGTTAGAAAGATCTAAACGATTGACTTGCTCAAGCCAAGCATTGAGATTTTCTCTTTGATCCTTATTGCAAGAAACCATTAAAGCATGCAAATTACCATCTTTAACAGTCCAGACTTCTAACAAATCTCCATTTTCAACAATTTTAGTTTCATTACCTTGAATCATCATTACTGTTATTCTTGAAACCATATGAAAACTTTCTGTTTATTAGAAGTGGATTTACTGAGAATCGAACTCAGACAAGCGATTTAGTACCAACTTTTATCCTATTTACATAGTAAATCGCATTTAAACCCATAAGCCGGTAGGGACCGAATCGAACAGTCGCTTAAACCACAATATTGGTTTTGTGCTTCCAGTTACACCACCCACCGATGTCAAATTCTACTGTCATGTTGACGTTTGTGAAACGTTTTTTATTAGTTCTGAAATGTTTTCGCTAGATTCAAACCATTCTTGAACAGTCATTCTTCCTATTGTACTTACTGGACCAAAATATGAATCTAAAACATCTGTTGATATTTGAATTTCACTTTCTAATTTTATACCACTATTAGAATCTTCTATGGCTTTTTTTAAAAAACAAATAACATTTTCAAAAGATGATGAAATGTTCATCAAAGTAATATCAACAATTGGATATTCAAAATTTTCAAAAAGTTCTACCAAATATAATTTCATATTTTTACTTTCTAAGTATCTAATATAGCATTGTCAAATTGAATTGAAAATTCAAATTTTTTATTTTTATCAATTTTTAATGATTTGACTATTCGAACATTGTATAGCAACCAGTTATCATCATCAATTGATAACATTACGTTTCCACTTGTTGGATCGAAATCACTTTCTGTGAATTCGGTAATAGTATTTTGAAAATTTCGTTTATCACATTTGTCATAATCAAATTGAATTAGAATTGGTTTCCAATTACCATTTTCATCTTTTTCTGGAGATGAATCCGCATAAGTATTGACATCTAAAAGAACTTCATTTTTTTCTAAAATAATTTCAAGAAAACACGATTTCATATTTTTACTTTCTAAGTAAAGAATTAAATAAAGGCGGCTATGGGAATCGAACCCATTTAGCCAGTTTTGCAGACTGGAACCTAGCCATCCGGTACAACCGCCACTTCATTTTAAAATAAATTGTCAAAGAACTAAAAAATTAATTATGCCCGCACCGAGGACTCGTGCCAATAAAATACTATTCTGTATTTTTGCACTAATTATATAAATTATAAAAAATTTTAATGCTTCCCTTGAGATTCGAACTCAAATCCTATCCGTTAAGAGCGGAAAATTCTACCATTGAACTAAAGAAGCAAGTTTTAGTGCTTCCCTTGAGACTCGAACTCAAATCCTACCGATTAAAAGTCGGAAATTCTACCATTGAACTAGAGAAGCAAATGTTAATGCCTCCCCAGGGACTTGAACCCTGATAAATCTCGTTAAAAGCGAGGAGCTTTACCAATTAAGCTAAAGAGGCGTGTATATTATACTGCCTCTCTAATATTAAAGAGGCAGTCATCGTTTATAACTAAATTTTTTCATAATTAAATTTCCTTTTTTAGGAATAAAATAAGCTCCCCCACCCCGACTCGGACGAGGAACAACTGTTTAACAGACAGTCATGATACCCAATTTCACCACAGGAGAATATAAAGTAAAAAGCTCAAGAGGTAGGAATCGAACCTACGGTAAGTTTTCATACTTACGAACGATTAACAGTCGTTTGCATTTAACCAACGTATGCTACTCTTGAATATAAACTACAATTTCCAAGGATCATTTTCTTTTTCTGCTCTATCAGAAATAATTTCATCAATTTTATTGACTGATTGAGCAATATTTTTAATTAAATTGTTTACACGTTCTGTTTCTTTTTTGTTTAAAAGATCAAGTCTTCTTCTCAAAATTGATTTAGGATATGTGCTTGAAGTAATTAATTCAATAAAAATTGATAATTCATCAATAGAAATGATATCGTCTAATTCTTTTTCCATGTTTTATTCAGTTTTTTAAAGTAATTTAAAGTTAAAGTAGGCAAGTGCAGATTCGAACTGCAACCAAAAATTTAGAAGATTTTTATGCATCCATTACACCACATGCCCATATATTAAGCAGGTAACGGAGGAATCGAACCCCATAGCGTTAAGCATCGGTTTTGGAGACCGATTTCTGTTCCAACAGAGCATTACCTATTTTAGTTTTTATTAGTAAATACCTTTTTAATTTCAAATTGTTTAACATCTTTATTTTTTAATAAATAATCAGATATAAAAAATTCTGCTTCTTGGTATGTGTCGAGTCTTAAAATTTCTTTTGAAGATAAATCTTCACTTACTTCACAAACCAAAAATTTTATAAACATAATTATTTACTTTTTTCATTTAAATCGATCCATTCAAGAGCAGAATCATAATCATTATTTTTAAGAAAATATTTTGCATTTTTTCTGTTATTTTTATGATTTCTTTTCTTTATAGATCTTTTTTCTTCTCTTGCAAATTGATCCATTTCAATAGATTTCCATCTATTTTTCCAAGAAATATCTTTCATGACATACCTTATATCAAACAAAAAACCCGTTCAGAATATTCTGAACGGGTTTTTTCTTGACTTAGTACCAGTTCAGAATAACCTGAACTGATTTTACATATCAGTTCAGGATTTTTTATCGTTTCTATTCCCACAAATAGAAACGAAACACCAATTATGGCGTTTATTATTTCTAATTTTGTTAATGGTAATAGTCATTTTAAAAATTCTTTCTAAACTAAAATGTTTTAATAAGTGGCTCATGGACGGATTCGAACCGCTTTTGCTGGCTTATGAGACCAGTAAGATACCAGACCTCCCCACGGCGTCATTGTACAATCAAACTTACATCATTTGATTGCATGTACTATTATATGGTTGTCGTTTCAAATTTTGAATCACTTTTTTCAAAAATTTTTGAGATTGTAAAAAAAAAAGGGAACGCAGGAATCGTGCGAATAAAAATGCTATTCTGCATCTTTTGCACTATTTATAGTGACTCAGGAATTACATATCTCTGCGTGCGAATAAAGATACTATTCTGTATCTTTTGCACTTATGAACAACATAAACAAAAAAAACGTGATCTGCAACGTGTGCAAATAAAGATACTATTCTGTATCTTTTGCACTCAGTTTCACCCCAAAAATGGCCATCTAGATATAATACTAGTGCGAATAAAGATACTATTCTGTATCTTTTGCACTATTCAGCCAATTGGCGAAGTTGTGAACTTGAATCGGTGCGAATAAAGATACTATTCTGTATCTTTTGCACTGTCAGCAATGCTCGTCAATGTCTTTGTCCGTCAAATGTGCGAATAAAGATACTATTCTGTATCT